GCGCATGTCCAGCGATGAGGTCAAGGACGATTCCCTGCAGTACAAGCAGCTGATCAAGCAGATGATTGCTGAGCTGGAAGATGTTCTTGTCGTGCTACGCAAGTAACGCAACTGGATCGAAATACTTTCATCATTCAAAAGCTTAGGGTATATTCCTCGACGTCCTCGCAAGAGCGACAACAGATTCACGCCTAGTCGGGGCGTAGCGCAGTCCGGTAGCGCACTAGCATGGGGTGCTAGGGGTCGAGTGTTCGAATCACTCCGTCCCGACCATATTTTGTAAAGGGAATCAGCCACTTACAGGTTTGATTCCCTTTTTCAGTTCTGGTCGGCGCAAAATCCGCGCAAAACTGGCGCAAAACTATCCGGCGATTTCGCTGATATCGAGGTCGGGTACCGCCTCTGACCAGACCACTTCCGCGTGATCCTTCTGATAGTTTTTGGTCATCTCCTCGCTGGCATGGCCAGCGATCTTCTGCCCATCTTTTCCGGCTTTCTTGTACAGGTGCAGCGAAAGCGCTCTGACTTCATGGAAGCCCGGCATCTCTTCTTCTTTCCATCCCTTGTAACAATCCGCTGCCTCCCGCGCTTCCTTGAAAGCCCTGGTCAGATACCGTTCCTCAATCTTGGTCCAGTGCTCTTTCGTTTCAGCCTGCTTCTGTCTCTTTCGCTCCGGCCGTCGGTGGATCAGAAACGGGGAGACGATGTTGTCTCGGCAATGGCTGATGACCCGCTGAAGCTCTGGTGTGACCCTGAACCGGATCCATGCCATGTCCGAAGCTTTGGCGGTCTTCTGCTGCACCACGTAGAGGTATCCATCCTTCACGTCTTCGAACTTCATGGACAGAATGTCGGTGCGCCGCTGCGCTGTAATCAGCGCAAGGTCAATTGCGTTCTGCAGCCAAGCGGGCGATTTCTCCCGGATGGCTTTCAGGCCTTCGACGGTGTGGCGCTTGCGGGCTTTCTTTTCAATCCGGCTGATAGTGCTCATCGCTGGGTTGTCGGGACATAGCCCCTTCGCAGCAGCGTGGTTGAAAATGTCGATCAGCAGCGCCCGGCACTGGTTCGCAGTGCGAGGTGTTACAGAGTCCAGCAGTTCAGCGATCATGCGAATCGTTATCTGGTCGATCGCTTTCCCTTCGAACGCCTTCCGGAAACGCCGGAAGTGGACGGCGTACAGACCCAGCGTACCTTCGGAGAGCTCGCGCGGAGGCAGCACCTTCTCTTCATACTGGGTCAGGAATGCTGTGAACAGCTCGGCAGACTCGCCCATCACTGCGCTAACCAGGTCGGCGCCCTGCATGAAGGCGAGGTTCAATTGCTTGGCCGCGTCTACCGCCTTGACCCGATCGGCTCCGAACGGAAACCATTTGCCATCGGTTGGCCTGCGGTACCGGTAGGTCCCGCGCCGATCATCTAGGTAGAGATTCGGCGGCAAGCCTCTGTTCGACTTATTGCGCGGCCGTGGGACCATCATGCAGCTCCTTTCAATACCATCGCTACGAGCTCGTTGCCGGCGGATTTGTTGAAAGCCGCCCAATCGATATACCAGAGTTTCCCGATCTGCTCGCCCGGAAGCTTGCCGTCTCGGATGTAGTTGCGGATCGCCTGGGAGCAGGGTGGTGTACCGTTCTCCCCCCAGCGCCGGCGGCGGAATTCGCTGATCTTGATCAGTTCGCGCTTCATGGTGGCTACCTCCGTCTGGGGTCTATGCGGGGTTGAGTGGTTGCAGAGTGGCGAGATCCAGCAGCGTGAAATGGCCGCTGCCGTCCTTGAGCCATCCGCCGGTGTCAATGTGATGGACGTTGCCCAGCACTGCCGGGCGCTCGATTGGCGTATGGCCGACGACGACGGCACGCACGTCCGGGATTGTTCGGCAGTCCTGCTGTTCGTACCGGGAGCGGGACCACATGCAGGTGTTTTGGGTCAGGCGCAGCCGCTTGTTGCTCTCTGGCGACTCCAGTTCGTCTTTCATCTGCACCCAGGTATCGAATACGCAGTCCGCATGCACGATCCCCACGATGCCGCCGGGGGTCTCGACCTCGATGGCGATCGGCAGCTCCTCGAACATCACCTGATAGTTCTGCTGCTCGGTCAGCGGCAGGCCGATGAACCAGACGCCGCCGTTCTGCATCCAGTTTCCGATATCGCAGGTGTCGAAGCGGGCAACGTAGTCGTCGTGGTTGCCGCGCACCGGGTGGAACCACGGCTTGTTCAGCCACTTGATCACGTCCTCGGATTCGGGGCCGCGGTCGACCAGGTCGCCGACGCTGAAGAGCCGGTCTACGGCAGGGTCGAAGCCGACGGCATCCAGCGCAGCTTGCAACCGGCTGAAGTGGCCATGGATGTCGCCGACGGCAATATCCCGCCCGGCAGTGTTCGCAGCGAAGCGTTTCACACGCGTCACCTCAATTGTTTTGAGCATTATGACTCCCGCCCGCCGTTCACCGGCAGGCTGATGGATTAATTATGGAAGTGGTAAGGTTCAGCTTTTGAAAAGGGAGCGGTATTTTGCTAAGGGAAGACGATCACCTTGGTCCGGTGCTCCGGCGCGCATTTCACCGTGTGGACGGTGTGACGATGTACGTGTTCATTGCTGCCTGGATTCTTCGGCCAGCTTGGCAGTGGCTGATAGGCGACTGGCACGGATTGGCATTCGTTCTATTGTCGGCGTTGGCTTGCCTCTTGAACCTGCTCATCTTCGTCTTCATGGGGCTCTCAGGCGCTCCAGGCCTGATCACGGCAATAGCAATCATCGCCATCAACATCCGATTTTTCCTATGAGCACTGTGCCCGCCGAAGATCGTCAGGCATGTGGATAGATGGGGAGGGGTTGGCGAACATGCTGAAAAGTTTTGAAATTTGCCGTGGTGGAGGGTATGGTGCTTGAGCGTTGGCTGAGAGGCTTAAAGCACCAGGTTGATACCCTGGCGTGTGAGAAATCGCACCACTGGTTCGAATCCAGTACGCCCCGCAAAGCCCCTTCCAGAAATGGAGGGGGTGTTCTTTTTTAGGCCGTCACCCGCTTGAACTCGACGACCCAAACCCATGGGTTCGCGTCCCACGATCCGGGGCCGTTGATGGATTGCCACAGATCACGCCAGGCCGTTCGCAGAGTAGGCCTGCCTTCTGCACCAGATCCCGCGTGGCACATGTCGTACCGATCCTGCCCATCGGCGAGAGCGTCCAGGTCGACTCCTTCGGATTCAATCTGGCTGTCGCTGATGTCCTGCAGCCGCTCGACATGCACTTCTGTGATTTCCAGCAGGATGCGGCTGGCCCAGCGCGGCATGAAGATGCTCGGCCGCCACCTAATTTCGCTTTCCTCACCTTCCCAGCACGGCAGCGGATCGGCTCGATAGACGATCTCGGTCTCAGCGCGATCTTCCTCAGGCACCTTTGCCTCGCGGTAGTCATTGATGAAATGCGTCTCGCGCAACCACAGCCGGTCTCCGGGTCTGCCGTACGGGCATTCTGGGTTTGTCTTCGGCCCATCAGGGTTGCGGATGAAAGGCTGGCCTTTGCCATAGCTGCCGATATCGCCCTTGGTTCGCGGCTGAATTTTTACCGTGCGGCGCGTTACCGTCTTTCGGCCTTCCAAGATGGCGCGCACCATCGGCGCTGAGAACAAAATTGGGCGTTCTTTTATTGCGGACACATGATCTCCTCGCCGCATACGCAGCAGGCAATTGGGATTAGATATGTGAGCCGTCGATCCGCTTAAATTGAATTAGCTGATCAACCACGACTCACAGATAGATGAAGTCGATAACCGATTGCTTTTAGTAAGTAGGTTTTCCGCATGCAGACCTCAGACGATTTCCGTTTCACAGCCCATTCGCTCCTACTTGCCTTGGATGAGTCGACCATCAATATGATGAAGATAGTGGCGCTCTCTTCCATGGGAAGTCCTGCCTGGAAGTCTGCCGTTATCGTTCAGCAGGCGTCTTTTGCGGCTCTGCATCTGCATCTTGGGCACGTAGACGCTCCAGCCTTATTGCTGCAGGGGTCGGCGAGGTAGTCAGCGCAGCATGCAATGGGGATAGGGTGGGGATATTTGTAGAGGGTGAGGACCCTGCGCTCCAGCCGGAGCGCAGAAACCTGAGTTTGGGATAAAGCCGTTTTGCCGTTCCAGTACTACTTTGCTTTCCTATCTAACTTTCGTTCAAGCTGTGCCACATAGGATCTGAGGGTCTCGTTCTTCGTTTCCCCATGCAAGCCATGATGAATCTCGCGGTGGCAAGTAGGGCATATGGCGCCAATATGAGAGGGGTGATCTAACCCTCCATCTGAGAGACGTTGAACGTGATGGGGTTCTAGATATGGTGCTCCGTTCTTTTTCATGAAGGGAGCCTTACCACCACACGATTCGCATACGCCTCCCGATCGGCGCAATACGTACTCAGCAATTCGGCGACTCCTGCGATAGATCGTTCTGCGTGCCGACCCCGGATCAGATGAAGGCGGGATTACGGACGATAGGGCGAGATTTCGTGCCTCATCTATTGAGATATTTTGGAGTGATCCGTCCTCGTCATCGATCTCACCGCTTTGGCGATCTCGGGCGTAGAAATTCTCTGAGCCCACAGGGTGGAGATTGAAAACTATGAGTGGACGCATGTCCCGCTTTTTATCAAGCCCCATTGGGGTCTCATAGCTTGCGCAAGAAAACTCACCTAGATACTCGTAACCCAGCTTTTCTCCAACAGCTTTGAAGATATGCAAAGACCTTCCGGTCTCTGCGTGGTTTTTCACCGCGAGATTTCCTTTGGTGAACCGCATTGGTCCAATCTGGCCCTCACCTGTGTAACGGAATACGCCGTCATCCATAAACTCATCTGTATAACCGTACTGTTCACCAGACTCACCAGTGAAAATAAAAATTGCAGGACGCTGCGCCGATGGCGAAATCCCGCTTCGGCGGCTCCCACCGAAGAGGTCATGGATCTCGGTTTGCCGATCGTAGATTTGGCCGATACTGAAGCTCAGCACGGCTTCGGAGGAGCGGGGTAGATTAACAATTGTAAAACCGCGGCGTTTGAGATATCCATTAGTAGGTTGTCCCCCTGAAAAAAGACCTACAGGCGTTCCAGTTGCCAACGACACAATTTTTTTGGCTGGATAAAATTGACCGTTCTCGGTGATCGCGTAGCGATGGGCCTGGTTGTCTTCCCATCCCTGCCACTCAGGCTTATGCCGAAATTTCTCGTCGAATTGCCGTAGAGCATGGTCAAGCTTTTCTTTTTTCACTGGAGGCAATTTCAACGGGCGTCACCATGATCATAGTGTGGGATAGGAAGGGATGCTCGCCTGCCGCGGGAAAGGATGCAATATCAAAATAATGGCGTTATCTCCCATCCTCTCATGGCTCCACTCGCCCTGTAACCTAAATAGGTTACTTTTCTGGATGTAACCTTTTTAGGTTACTTTGCGGTTGGTCAGGCGGCTGCTAGGCGGACTGATTGATAGTCCATCCATCAATAAATTTGGGTGACGCTAGCAATTCATTGGAGGTTGTTGTTTATTGACAAGATCTTTCTAGCGAGTGAGGTTCAAATGGGAATTGAAAACTTAGTAATGACGCTTAACAGAGTCCCGAAGATAGAGCTGGATTCTGGAACCGATTGGACCGCAGTGTGGACGTCGGTTGGAACCTCGGCAGCTACTATTGCAGTTGTGCTCATTACAACTCTCTACACTGCTTACACTTTTCGGAGGTCTATAAAAGCTCAAAAAGAGCTAGCCGATTCTCAGGAGGCAAGCCGTATAGCGCACTCTAAGGCTGAAGCTGTCGCGCGTAGTAGACAAGAGTGGATAAATAGCTTGAGGGATGCAGTGGCATCCTTCGTCGCCGCGGGTGACGATTTATCTGCTGCATCAAATAAGCTTTATAACAGACAGCACATGGCGCCTGAGACTCAGGCAGATGTTTACCGATCGCAAGATGTGTACGACAAGCTTTATTCAGAATTCGCACAAAGTCTGTCGACTGCAAAACTGCACTATTCAAAGGTTCAGCTATATACGAATCCGGTAGAAAAGGAGACTGAAAACCTTCTGTTGGCAATGAATGCATATATTGACGCTGCGTCATCGCGCAAGCCAAGTGCTGATCTAGGGAACGCAGTGGTAGCTGTAGCTCAAAAGATAATAAAAAATGAGTGGGTAAGGGTAAAGTCTATGAAACTGTAATTGAGTCTATCGCGGCTCAACTTAGCTATTAGTCTCCGCAAAAACATGCAATAGTCTCCTCGTAATCGGTAAACATGTCGAACTGAATTTCCGAATAGTCGAGCATCTGCTGATAGCTCGGCCGGTCGAAGCGGAAGAGGGCGCCGTTCCCAGTGATGCCGCTGCTGGCTACCGCGGTGCGCTCCATTCGGGCCCACCAGTCAGCTTTGCGTACCGGCTTGCCACGGTCGCTGGCGATAATCGAATAGACCTGGTTTGCACCCTTGAGGAAGCACAGGTCGCAGTTACCTTCCAACGTTCGGCCATTGATGGTCGGCAGCATCAGGTCAAAGGGCTGAGTGTTCCAGAAGTCGGTCACGTCCTGGACACCGACGCCGGCGTCAGCCAACGGCATCACCATCGTGGCGTGCTTGCTCTCGCTGGTCGTCTTTCGATTCCGGATCTTCGCGACTCGGCGTGGCTCGTCTGCCCGAATGCCGGTCATCATGTCCACCGGCGTTTCTTCTGTTGAGCAGCCAACCATGCGGAGGTACTTGTGGATCACGCGAATTTTCAGATCGATAGTGCAGAACCTTGTGACCGGGTTTGGCAGGTAGCTGCGCTTCCTGATCAGCGCCTCGAATGGCTCGCCGTTGCGGCTGGCTGTCTCGTAGTCGACGATGGCGAAACCTCGCTCGTCATCCCGAAACTCAAGCCAGACAATAGGCACGCCCCAGCGGACTGAGCATTCCTGAACGAAATCCAGGGTGGCCGGGTGCTCCTTGCCAGTGTTGGCAAAGGTGACGATCAGGTCGCCCAGATCGGCGTTATTGTCTAGCACCTTTCGCAGCATGAAGGCGCTGGTCCTGCCGCCAGAGAAGCTGACGACCGTTGTCCCGGACATTTTGTAGGGGTTCATGCGGGATCCTCGCCACTGGCGTGATACGTTAAGTTGAAAACTAGTTAGTGCACCGGCATGCCGGTCGAGAGGAAACGATGAAAAGCTCATACTGGGGATTGCTTAAGCGCATTCACACTTGCAATACGCTGACTGCTACGGAGGTGTTGAGCTCTGTCAAACGGCGCGACGGCGATCACCGCGACTTTTACCCATTAGTTGCCCTGATGAACTCTGGCCATATTGGCTACACCGGGCCTATGCCCAAGGCTGACATGGATTTTCGAGACACATTGATTACTCATTCATTCCAGGCTTATTGCCAAGGTCCAGGCGCTCAGGTCTACGAATCCGCTCATGTGATGAGCGGGCTGGATGACAAAGGGACCTATTTTTACATTGGCCCTAAAGGTCTAGAGCTTTTTGAATCCCGACGTGCCGACAATAGAAAGCTTGTGATCTCTGGACTTCTCAGTTTGCTTGCAGGTATCACCGTTGCACTAGTTACCTTCTATCTCAAGAGGTAATGAGCATCGTGGCTTCGGACGGTCCCTGGTACTGGAAAAATGGCCTACGCTTACCTCTCCACAGGAAGGGAGAAGGTCATGAGAGAGAACAGGGAATTGGCGCTATCTATCGCGCTTGAAGCTGTACTGAACGCAGCGCGCGAGCTTCACGTTGATGTCGATGAGCTTTGCGAACAGGCAATTGGGTCGCTGACGCTTCTGCCTAAGAGCGTATCGCCGTCTGTTGTGGCCGCTATCCGAGAGATCGAGGTTGCAGCTGATGCGCTCGAGTTCGGTGGCGAATAGGTTGATGGTGGGCTATACGTGGTGACCGGCATGGGCCGGGTCAAGGAGTGAAGATGACGGATTACATATCGGTGGATGTTGAGCTGTTCTTTGACCCACGCCGCGGCGCAGTTAGGGTCAGGCCATTACCTGGACAGAAGTACCCGACAACCATGGTTATAGAGTGCGATAAAAGCTTTCGGGAGAAGCACAAAGTAGGTGATCGTTTCAGGCTCAACGCCAAAGAGAAGGCGAAGAAGACTGAAGATTGCAGGACTCACCTCTACTCCAGATACAGCTGGGGCGCCGAGCCAATCTCATAATTCTGCCCCGATCGGACAGCCTCACGCTGAAAGGCCAGCTCCAGTTTCCGCGCCACAATTGGCGATACCGTTATTTCGTGGCGCGGTATCGATAGAAGCGGCAGGGCCCGATCAGGCCCTAATCCGTGAAGATGGTGAATCATCAGCGTCAGCGCTTCACCTTGTTCTTCAATCTCCGCCCAGGCCATCAGTTCGGCGAGCGCCTGCTTCGTGCCAGGCCGGACACGCAACCGCAACTCTTCTTCGCCGTGCGCCTTCCTCTTGAGCGCGGTCTTCTCGTCGCGCTGCTGCTGGGTCATCGCCATGACTCTTCATCCTCACAGAGATTTTTCGCCCACTCCAGCTGAGACCGGCAGCGGATCACGTTGTTGATTGCTGGTCGGCAGCCGATCCGCACCTTGTCCCGGACACGATGCGCAGTCGCTTTGATTGCTGCATCCGTTCCGTGGATTCGATACGCCAGAAGCATGGCCAGTAGAGCGTCTTCCATGGTCATCTGGTAGCTGGTAACGAGAGTCAGCATAAGCAAGCCCGCTCGGTGGTAGGTGGTGTTGTGGATTGCGCTTGCGCTGCTGTGGCGCCTTGAAGACGCGCTTCACCTTTTAGCCGCCGGATACTCGATCTTGTAATCACGAACGAGCCTGCGGAAATACTTGGTGCTGATGCCCATGTGCTGGGTGGCCTTGCGCTGGCTTACCCCGATATCGCGAAGGGCTTTGATGCGCTCGACATTCCGGGCATCTTTCACGGGGTCGCTCTGGTTGTGCACCAGGTTCGCGGCACCGCCATTGGCAGCCCGCTGGAATTCGAAGCCGTAAGCCCGCGCCAGGGTGTAGAGCTGCTTGCGGCTGATTCCAGTGAGTTCGGCGACTTCGCCCTGCGAGAGCGTCTTGGCCAGATCGCGAACACGATCCAAGTCAGCCGGTGGCGTCCTCAGCTTCACCGGCTTGGCCTTAGCCTCCTCGATGTCGGGAACAATGCGCAGGTGCTGCATCGATTCCTTTTTGCTGCGGCGCGGCGGTAGCGGCTTGCGATCTGGCGATTCGACTGGGGCGGGAGCAGTGCGGTACCCGTATGGCCGTGGAGCCGGAATAGGCCCTGCGACCTCTGATACCTGACCACCGCGGCGAAGATACTCATCCATCGCTGCAGCCAGTTCGGCCGACTTCGGCTGGTTGTGCCGGACCATGCTCAATTCGAGACTGATCATGAGTACCTCACTTGATACGGATTGAGCTTTCGCCGCGCTCAAGGTGAGCCCACGACGGTTCTTCGAGCAGCTCGGCTTCGGCGTCTTCGCCAGCCGCCATGCGCTTACGCACGTCTTCGTTGTGCTCGCGGATTTCCTTGAGCTTCGCCGCGATGGCGTTCTTGTCCGGCGCGATGCTGGTCTTCACCGCTGTCAGCTCGTCAGGCACGGCGTCTTCGTTGTCGACGATGACCTTCTCTTTGCCTTGGGCCAGGGTGATGGTGAACAACGGACGCTTAATCGACGTGATGTTTGCGGCCTGCATGTTGCGGCGTAGGTAGTCGGTGATCTGCGAAACGCTGTTCGCCTTGATGCGCTTGAGCTCAGCGAGGCGCTCGATCTCAGCGTCGATGGCGGTGACATCGCTCTCGATGTTCCGGCGCAACATGACGATGTTGTCAGCCTTTACGTTGAAGTCGCCCTGGATCTCATCCATGGCATGCTGCAGGGCCTCTTTCAGGCCCTCGTCGTCGGTGTCGGCCATGTCCTGCAATTCGGCCAGTTGGCCGGTGAGCGCGTAAAGCTGGGTCATGCTGCGGTCTCCTGTTTGGGGTTGGCGAGTCGGTTCCACTCAAGGGAGATGCGCGCAGCGCCTTTCTCATCCTTGCGCGCCTTGAGTTGGCGAACTGCGTGGTCGTGAATCTTCTTGAGCTCATTCGGCGACTGGGCGCCCTGCATGGTCTCAATGGTCGATTTTATGAAGGCCAATCGGTCTTCTTGCTGGCGAGCCATCTCGGCTTCCTTGTCGACCGCCTGCTCGATTGCCTGCTCCTCCTGCAGTTGCTGCACGTAGTCCCGGTCGTCAAACATCCCGAGGAACACGTCAGCGCTGAAGCCCAGCATCGACAGTGATTTCTTGATGGCGTCGGTGAGGGACTTTTTCGGCGCCTCACCGTCAGTGGTGGTCCCGAATTTCGATTTGTAGAGGTAGGGTGTGCAGCCGTACTGCTCCAGCTCGCCGCGTTCGCCGCCGTGCTTGAACCAGAACAGTATCTTGACGGTGTGGTTCAGCTCGAAGCCCAGGCTGAAGCGCTTGTCGCCCTCGCCGCTGAACATCTCGGCACCTTTGTCGAAGCGCTCTTCGGTAATCGACCAGCCGAATCCGATGCCCACTGGGCCGAAGACCTCGGTGGCCTTCATGATCATCGCGGTGCCGTTGAGGCTGGTGATCTGCTGACCGCCGACCTTGGCGTCTTTCGTGTACCTGGTGTCAGTCTTCTCGACCTGGCTCCAGATGCTGAGATTTTTATCAGGCATGCGAATGTCTCCCGCGCCATCCGTGTGCCGGGGCGCCGCGATTGAATAGGGTGGGGGTTGAATCAGTGCGGTGCGTAAGCGCTGGCGATCATCCAGACAGAGCAGAACAGCAGGGTGAAGAAGCTGCCGCGCCAGAATGCCCAGCGCTTTGCGTGCTGGTAGCGGGTCATAACCATGGCCTCACCTGCTGCAGCACCAGATCATGCAGGGCCTTACCGTTCCGGCTGATGCGGTCGCCGCGAAGCTGCCACTTCTTCGTGCTGGGCCAAACATCAATGCATCGACCATCCGGAAGCGTCAGAACGACGTGGAAGCCGTTGTTGTGCTTCTTGTAAGGCAGGCCCGCCTTCGAAAGCCCCACATCAAAGCGCTGCATGGCTTCTGCCTTCATGCGTTTTTTGTGGCCTTCGGGGTTTGGCTCGCTGCCTTCACCGCCGCAGTTCCGGCAAGCGCGCGGGTAGCCCACGTCATCGCCGATGAATTCGCAGCAGTTCATGCAGTGAGAGCCGTCGGCGACGTTGTCTTCGTAAAAGCTCACGGCCGAACCCTCACTGCAATTCGTCTCCCTTTCTGCATCGGCGCCAAGCGCTTAGTCAGATCGCAAACCGGGGTCTCGCGCGGCAGGCCGAGCACCTCATTGAACGCAAGGCCAAAGCCCATGACAGCAAGCTTTCTTTCGATGTCGTCGAGCTGCTCGTCGATCAGAGATTTCACGATTGGCGTGGTCACTGGGCAACCTCCTTGATCTGCTTATCGACCCATTTACGCATGCGGGTCCAGCGCTCTTCCGGAGTCTCGCGCCGCCATCCCTGTTGAGGGTCATACACCCCCGGGTGATCATCGTTTTCCCAAACGATCTCGCGAGCCATGGCCTAGGCTATGCCGAATCTGTCAGCTACAGCCTCTGCGTCGTCAGGGTCGATGACAGTCATGTCCAGACCACGAGACTGACCAACCACACCGAGCGTGCAGAAGTCGCCGTCGGCCTGAAGCTGCTCGGTAACCAGACGCTTAACTGGCATGGCATCGAGCGCGGTGGCCAGCTCTGTTAAGAACGCCTGCCCGCGCTTGCCACGCAGCGCTGAGTTCACAGCACCGCGCCAACAAATCAGAGACCAGTTGTCATCGTTGTCGTCGCTGTATCCGCTTCTGCTCATGCCGCAAGCCTCCCGCGCCGCTGGAGAATTTTCACCAGGCGCTCACAGTAGTGGTGGAACTCAGGGATGGTGATGACGCCATTGGTGAGGTGGTCGGTGATTTGCTTCTGCACCAACACCTCGTTGAAAGCAGGGCAGTCCCAGTCCTCAAGCCCTTCAAGCGCAACGTCGATCAGGATGTGCGGGCTCATAGGTCCGCATCCTCTGCTTCAGCCTCAAGGCCTGCTTCGGCGTGCGGCTCGACCAGCGCGACGGCGATATCGAACAGCTTGCCCATCGGGGTTTGTCCCTGGCCGAGCAGACCCAAGGCGTACGTCTTGGCCGGTGCGCCGCCAAGAGCCGCGATGACCAGCTGAGCGAAGAAGTCATCAGGATCTTCATCGTCGATCTGCCGCTGATTCAGATGCAACTGAACCTCGGAAAGGAACGTGGAGTACTCGACGACGATGGGGGAACAGAGACGGCGGCGAATCACCAGGTCACAGCCGCGCATCAGGTTCTCGGCTGTGTCTTCGATCCAGCGGTGAGCCGCTTCTTCACGCCCGGAGTCGTCATCCGGTTGCATGTTGTCCCAGCGCGCTTGCGCTCTTGCGAATGAGTTCATGATCGCCTCCGTAGGCGCTGTTCAACCGCATTGATCAGATGCCCGCGCAGGTGACCAAGCCCGTGCCGTGAAGCACGCGGGCACCTGTCGATGCGGTCGTATTGGGGGAGGGTGGAAGCAGGAGGGAGCCGCTTACGGCGGCTAGTCGATGCAGCTAACTAAAAGTCAGTGGTTACGTTGATGCTTGCGAGCTTTCGACCCTCGCCGGCCGCAGTGATACTCAGCCGGCCTTTGTAATCGGAGTCGCGGCCCATATCCGCGAAGAACATATCCGCAGAATACGGTTCGAATATTCGAATTGCTTGGCCCTTCTCCAGGACCTCCGCGTCCTCGCAAAGCGAGAGCAAGGTCACCTCAGGATCAAGCTTTTGTAGAGCAGCAATCATTTCTTTCACTTTCATCATTAACGCCTCGTTTGAGTGAGCAGGAAGCGTAGCGTTAATCTGTGAGTCAAACGCGTACTGCTCGCTCACTGAGAAGGCAGTGGCTACCTGTTGAATGGGGTGCAGATGACCGGAGCTGATCCCGGCATGACTATTAGCGGCCTCAGTGACACCGGAGTTTCACCGGGGCGAAGGTTTCAGCCGCTTATTCTTGGACTCGCCGTGACCATCTGGGCGCTTACTCACTCTATCGACCACGATTCCCGCGATCCCTCAGGTCTTACACTTGCCCGTCAGCCCGGCCCTGCATCTGCATCGGAGATTGATCGAAGCACCGGGGCGCTGGCCCGCTTGCTTCCCGCCGCGTTTTTGGTATTGGCCGTCTTGCTCATACCGGCTCAGGAACTTCACGGGGCTTTGCGATCCTAGCGCTGCAGCCCGCTTGGGCACGCTTCGATCAATCTCCGATGGGCACTCTTGCGAATGCCGACTGCTTTTACGCTGAGAACAGCTCTTCCTGCTGCGGCTCGGGCGTCACGAACGCGACCAGCTTCTCGCTTGACCAGTCCGTCACGTCGATCCAGTCGGCGTGCATCGCTTTCCAGATGTTCGGCGCTAGCCATCTGGCGTCTTGCTTGTTCGGGCTGACGCAGAAGCGGTAGCCCTGATCTTTCAGGCTCATGCCTTATTCCTCCAGTGGATTCCCAAAGCACCCGGTCGCCCAGGTGCTTCAGTGAATCGTTCAGTCTTATCACTCGCTGCGCCCGTCAGGGTCATTCGCACAGTTCGGTCATTACCTCGCCAGACTGAGCCCCTCAATGGCTTTCATCTGGCGCCGGTCGCCTCACAAGCGCAGCGGTTTGTTTCCTTCGGTTTACTGACCTCCCACCGATGGTGCCGGGAGTGACCTAACCGGTTTGGCCGGGTAGTCGTTCATGGCGCTGGTTGTTAAAGAGCTGGCAGGACTCTTCAGTCCCTGTCGCACCGTTGGTTTGTCGCTGCGACGGATCAAATATGCACCAGTGCAAGTAGAGTGTCAATGCACTCGTGCATAGATAATTTTGAGATTATTCCTCTTGATCGTCAGAAAGATCGTCGTTTACTGTATGGATATACAGCAAAGAAAAGGAGGTACTTATGGCGCAGCAAGGCAGGAAAAAGGAATCGGGGTTGGTGACAATCAGCCCTATGGAGCGGCTTACCATGCGCGTGTCGTCGATGATCAATCACCCGATAGCCCAGGAAAGGCGGGAGGTCAGGATTCATCGGCTGGACACGGACGGGGAGAGGGAGTGGAACGAGATCGTGAATGCGATCTCAGAAGCGGACGGGATCAACCTTACGCATAATCACGAAGATGCATCGATAACGTTGAGGTGGGAACCTTCAGAGGATGACGAGAAGCCCGCGCAGGTGGCAGACCCATTCGAAGCAGAGGAACCGGCGCCTTTCTGACACGCACAAAAAAGCCCGCTCATATGGCGGGCTATCTGATCAGAAGCAGTCAGTCGGATTTCGGTGCGTAGTGCGTGTAGCCGGTCAATCCATGTATCCGTTTGAAAGTCGCGAGCGTTGCCTCGGCATCCAGCTCGGATGGGTAAGGCCCAGTGACCACTGTTGTAGGCGGGCTTTTTACAATTGGAAGCCCCATCGCTTTTGCTTTCTTCGCGATCTCGGCATATGCCCAAGCCTCACAGTCAAACCTGACGGTCCAGCCGTCATCAGAGGGCAGTGCGGTAGGCTGTGGAGTGCTGCTGATCTCAGATCCGCAATGCTTGCACTTGATCGCCGACTTTTTGATTGTCTCTGCACAGAACGGACAGGGCTTCGATTGATAAGTTGACTCGTACTTCGGGCGAGCATCCTCGCGTCTCACCCCGAACAGAATCATCAGCAGCCCGCCCAATGCGAACATACCGCTGAGCATGACCAGGTTCTGGCGCTGATTCATGAGCCCGAGATTGTTGACTCGGCCTGAGCCTGTTGCCACTGACACATCCATGTTCATTGCGGCGAAAACGGCCAGTAGGCCAATGACCAATACCGCTACTCCCAGCTTTCGCAACTTGCGTTCCTCCCTGAAATGCGACGGATTCTACCATCATAGTGGCCTAGTATCGGTGCACAAAAAAGCCCGCGCTGCTGGCGGGCTTTCTAGATCAGTCAACCGAAATCAGGTGTCGTTTATAGACATCTTTTTTCTCCACAGAATCCCAATACTTTGAGGTCTCGACCGTGATCACTGCATGAGATGCGATCTTGAGCTTTTGAACCTGTTCAGTAATCTTAAGTGGAAACCTGATAAGCACTTTGCCTTCGACGGTCCTCAACGCAAGCCGCCCGGTATCTGTGATACCTGCAACGCTACCCTCGATGGTTTCTGTGTATTTTTCAGGCTCATTCACGGTATCGAGTAGGGCTCTTACTCGCGTTATCTCATCGGGCCTCCCTTCCCAGCGTCGCATGCCACCTGCTGACCTCCAGGAGAACTCCACTGCTAGGCCAGCGCGATCAAGTCCACGCATAAACTCACCCAGTTGATGAGCAGACTTGCCTCCGATAGCGTCGACAGCGTCGTAGAAGTCTTCCTGTTGAGAATTGAGAAGCCTAAATGTCTGGTTCAGCGTTGCTTGGAGCAGGCTGTCACCAGTCAGGTCAGGAGCGGCATTCCCTGTGATAAAAACATGGGTCGACCCCGGCGCTAACCCTGCGAGTTTGAAATTTAGAGCGCTCACGACATCTGATGCCGCGCCCCGAACAGCATCACGGCCATACCTAAGGCGATGAGCCGCATATTTCCAAGACCTCGTTAATGGGCCAATAGTGTCGAGGAAGGAGTCGAGAGGAATACTCCCGTTTGCCCTTGGGCCAATAAGCCTAACATCGAGGAGCTCCCCAATCTCATCCGCCTCAGCCAACGATGCTCGCTGAGATGCAACCCCCGCCGCGGCAGACTGATTTCTGGCTGCCAGCTGGAGCAGAAAATTGTCCGGGTTCGAGCGTGCGTGATCTTTAGTGTCATCAGCGAACTTTTTCAAAGATTGCGCGTGCTCACGAAGAAATGTGCTGCTCATAATGTGATCTCCGCGAAACCCTTGGCCGTGATTCGATCATGACAAAACCCAAGGATACCTCGCCAGTAAGCCTCGCGATGGAATATCTGATCGGGGGGAGGGAGCTCGAGGTAGAAGTCTAGTCCGTAAACAGCTTCGGCGTGAGCATGATCGAAAAGCCTAGACAGGCGATCCTGGGCTTCAGGAGTGTTGAGCGCAGGGTCTACCCAGCGAGGATTCCAAAGAATACAGTCAATATCCCCGGGATCTGCTTTTTCGGTCAGAAAAGATCCATCGAGCCAAAGCTGACCCGCAATTCCAGACGCTCTAACTGCTTCAGCCCAGATCAGGAGTTTCTGGAACAGATCAGCCCGTTTTGCGTCCTGGCCAAAAGGCGCGACCGCCAAGCCGTGGAGGTCATCAAGAGACAGTGGATGCATGCCTGGGGGCAAGAGCGGGGGAAAGTCCGGTTTAGCCATGATTCTGATTCCATTCAATTTTATGATGCTAGTCAGCTATCTTCGCACTACTGCTTCACACCAAATTCCCATTCCAGACGAACAGGACGCGCGCCTGGATGTAGGTCTCGTCGATGAAAATGTCTTCGGCCTTGTGCTTCCGGTTGTCCGAGATCATCTTGAATTTGTCCTTGCCCTTCATCTGCAGGCGCTTGATGTACTGAAAGCCTCCGTAGGAGAAGTAGTAGATCCCATCGCCGACGAATTCCCTGATGCTGATGTCGACCAAGCACGGATCCCCATGCTTGATGGTCGGCGTCATCGACTGACCCCAGCCGGTGATCACCTTGAGGTGATAGTGTTCTTTGAACTCAACGCCCATCGAGCGAAGCTGGGAAGGGCTGACGCGAACGTCCTGCAGCATTTCCGGGAAATCGTGAGCAACCTCGCCGCCGCCGAGCGCACCGCGCACGTCATAGTGCGCGATCCACACTTCGTCGCCGACCTTGCCGATGCCTGGCTTGTAGGCGTCGTTTACGAGCACTTCGATGGTGTCGTCCTGATCGGTTCCTTCAGCTACTGACAGAAGCTTCTGCAGACGATCGTCGCCCAGCTTCTTGCCTGCCAGCATCTCACGGATCTTGTCAGCGGCCGATGCAGGTGCAGGAGCGTCTTCATGTTCAGGCTCGCCATCATTCCCAACTTCAAACGGCGCATACCCCCGCAGCTGGTCGGTGGTCATCCCGAACAATTCGGCTAGAGGGCGTACCTGCTTATCAGTTGGCTCTTTGATCCCTTTGGGCCCATTGGGCTTGAGGATTCTGGAGATCGTGGACTGACCAACCTTGGAGCGCGCGGAGACCTCGACCTGGCTCAGGCCGTCCCGCCGCATCAGTTCAGCCAGAATTTTATCAATGGTTTTATGCATAGGTGCAATCGTCGCCTTGCTCGGTGCATACATCAATAGAGGGGAGCGTTGACAGATATGCACCAGTGCATGATCATGTGCATAACTACAAAGGAGGCAGCCATGAGCGCTACCGATCTTCCGAAAAAACTGGATGCATTGCTTGGCTCTGGCATGACCTACAAGGCCATCGCAGAGCGCGCTAAATGCGACATCTCAACCATTTTTCGTATCCGCAACGGCCAGATCAGCAACCCCAGCTACATCGCCGGGAAGGCAATCGACCTTATGCACGATGAGCTGTCCAGGCCTGTTAAGTCGTCCGCTAAGAAAACAGCCGCCTAACCGCGCTTTGAGCTAAGCGAGATCGTCGCCAGCTCGAAGCCGCGCAGAGCCTCTTGGCTCAACTGATCACGTAACTGACTGGCCTTCTGCTCGAACGCAGGCCAGAGCCTCAACTGAGAAGACAGGGGCAGGGTGGATGCCAAGGCACCCACAAAGCAGCAAAGGGCGGTTATCTCGCCTTGCAGTTCGGAAGAGTCGGTCATGGATACATCCTTGATCAGTAGTAGCGAATTGGCATGAACCCAGAATACGAACGAGAGACCCCCATGGAAACGTCCAGTCCAAGACATGCAGAGCAAACCCGTGATCAGGTGCTGATCGCTCACGCCCAAAACCAGATCGCTCGCACCAGCCTGAGCCAGGACGATTTCGCTCAAGCGCTGAGCGTTGAGTTGTGGCGTTCACTTCCTGCCAAGGCCAAACATAAAGACGTTCCGAACTTCAACAGTGAGGAGCTCTCCGGTGACGCGGGTGAATACATCAAGGCAACCGGGCGCTGGTTGAAGCGCGTGCAGCGGTGGCTTTCCGGTGATCAGGAGATGCCTTCTTGGCTGGAAGAGGCTTGGGTGGATGCGCTCATTCCTGAGTATCGAGACCACTGCATCAATGAGCTGGCAGGCCGTCACGGCCTGATCGGCGCTCGTCACCTGGACAGCGACCTGTGTGCGAACAAAAGCTTCGGCGCGTTGATCCGCGCACTGGGCGATGTCATCGACACCGGCAGTGAAGTCTTCGACGACCAGGTGATGTGCGAGCAGGACCTTCCTCACCTCCCGGCTTTCGCCAAGCAATGCAGGCAGGTGGAAGCGCGGGCGGGTGAATTGGGGCGTAAAGCCGAGCAGTTGATGAGCTCCGGCCGACTGAAAGTCGTTTCCTGAAATTCAGACACAAAAAAACCGCCGGGCATGGCGGTTCTTCAGCAAAGCAGTAAGCGAGAAAAATCATGACAAACATCGTCTCATTTGACAAGTCCCGAGGGTTCACCCGAATGGACAATTCCGTTATGGAGGCGCTTTCCACCGTCGACCTGCCTGCGCGCGAGCTTCGTGTTGTCATGGCAATCGCCCGTCAGACAATCGGGTACCAAGTCGAAACGAAGCGCCTTACCGCCGACGACCTCGGCAAACACACCAACATGCGCCGCGACGTCACGTCGAAGGCAATCAGTCATCTGCTAGAGCGCCGGATCATCTACCGAGTCGGTGGAAGCCGTGGCGACATCGGCATTTCCCCTGTGTCGGAATGGGTGTTCTACGAAGAAAAACAACAGAGTCTCACTGAGACCAAAACGTCTCACTGGGACAATATCGTCTCACTGAGACAGGAAACGAGTGAGACCAAAACGGCAACTTGCCTTCTTTATACAAAGAAAGAACCCCCTATAACTCTTCCTTCGGAAGAGATTATTACCCCCCAAGCTGAAAAGGCTCCGGCCAAGGCTGATCGCAAAAAGCCGTTCGGCCTGACCAACCTCCTTGCCAACAACCCTCACTGCCTGACCGAAGGCCTGCTCAAAGACTGGCTGGCCCTGCGCAAGGAGAAAAAGGCCGCCGTCACCGAGACCGTCTGGAACTCGCTGAACGCCGAACTGGTGAAGTGCGCTGATCTGGGCATCGCTGCTGATGTCGCGATGACTGAAGCGCTCTCCGCTGGCTGGCAGGGGTTCAAGGCAGCCTGGATTGCTAACCGCATCGCTGAAAAACCAGCCGCTGCACCCTCCGCATCACGACACCACGGCTTCGCCGGTCGCGACTACACCGCAGGCCTGACCCAGCGGGAGGACGGCAGCTATGCGCTCTGAAAAGGTGATTGCCATGTCCGAGGTGAAACAGGCCGCCGGCCAGCGTATCCAGCCAGCCCACTGCGACGATCACGGCCCGTTCGAACAGCGCGTCACCGTGCTACTGGGTCGCGAGATCGTCGGCCGCTGCCCTGAGTGCGAACGCAAGGAGCGCACTGAGCGCGAAGCCAAGCAGCGCGGCGAAGAGATTCGGATCAAGCGTGAAGCCATGGCGAAGAAGCTCGGCGCGGCTCTGATTCCGAAACGTTTCGCTGATCGCACCCTGGACAACTACCAGGTCGAGCACGAAGGCCAGCGCAAGGCCTTGGCGTTCTGCCGTCGCTACGTCGCCGCGTTCGCCGAGATCGAGCGCACCGGTCGCTGCCTGATGCTGCTGGGCCAGCCCGGTACCGGAAAGACCCATCTTGGCGCGGCCATGGCCAACGACCTGATGCGCGCCACCTCGGCCACTGCGGTGTACCGGACTGTCGGCTCAATCCTGCAGTCGATCCGCGCGACCTACGATCGCAGCAACGAGCAGTCCGAGGCCGACATTCTGTCCAGCCTGATCGAACCTTCGCTGCTGGTCCTCGATGAGGTCGGGGTGAGCAAGGAGCAGCCGAGCGACTTCGAGCTGACCACCCTGTTCGCAATCATCAACGGCCGGTACGAGCAAATGCGGCCGACAGTGGTGATCTCCAACCTGAGCGGCGATCAGCTTCCGCTGGCGATGGGTGAGCGCTGCGTCGACCGGCTGCGCGAGGGCGGTGGGGTGGTTGTTCCGTTCGACTGGGAATCGCAGCGCGGCAAGGAGGGTTTCTGGTGACTGTACGTCTCGCAACACCAGTGGAGGCGCGTCAGGCCCTCGAACTGGCAGCCACAATGACGAACCATCGAGTGCGCTATGTGAGCGTTCCGGTTCTGAGCGACGACGATTACGACCAGATGCTTGCTCTGTCGATGTCGCGTCTGGACTCGCTCATCGATCGCGCAGAAGCGGAGGAAGCCCGCCCATGATCAGCCGAATCTGGATCGTCCTGACCATCATCGTCGTGGTTGCCGGTTATGGCTTGCACCACAAAGTCGAGCGTGTTGCTCCAAAGCCTTCGGGGGTGCTGTTCAGATGACCGACATTCAGGATTTGAAAGCCATCGCCGAGCGTTGCAAGGCTCATCAGCCGTTGAGGTTCATGCAGAGCTATGGCGCCCTGTACATCCGCAACGACAACGGCATTGTCTTCGACGTGCATCAGAACCGCTCATTCCCCGAGTTCATGGCCCAAAACAAGGACTACGCGGACTTGGTGCTCGCCGCCGACCCTGCCGCAGTGCTGGAGCTGATCGCGGAGATTGAGCGGCTGCGGGAAGTGATGTCGTGTGTGGTTAACGAGATTCCTAGTTACACGCACCGCGACGGGAATGCACCGGGGCATTGCCACACCATTCCAGGGGTATGGGATCGCGACAACGGGGCAAAAGCAGGCACCGAATGCGGGTGGTGCAAGGTATGGAATGCGGCAGTTGCCATGAGCAAGGAGCCCAGCCATGGCTGAGAAGATCCGCATCAACTCACTGGCCGAGCTTTCAAATATCAACGCCGCGATCCGCAACAAGGGTTTCCCTTGCAACGTAACGATCACTGGAGCAAGTCGCAGCCTTCCTCAGAACGCGCTGTTCCACAAGTGGTGCGAGTGCGCTGCCCAGTTCTTCGTGAGCATGGGCAAGACCACGTTCGCCACCGGCGCGCCGATGAACATGGAAAACATGAAGCGCAATCTGAAACTGACCTTCCTCGGGGAAGAGGTGGTGCGCGACATCAACCTGAGGACCGGCGAAGTCACAGAGCGTTACGAACTGCGCCACACCAGCGAGCTCGACAAGGGTGAGATGCATTCCTTCATGACCTGCATCGATGCTTGGGCGCAAGAACACGGGATCTACCTGCCGCACCCGGAAGACAGCGAGTACATGAAAATGCGCTGCAACATGGGGGAGGCTGCATGAAGACCTTCAAGACTCTGATCAGCGCGTTGGCGACCATCCTCGAAGCTGGGTATCACGCTCAGCCCATGTCGGTTCAGTTCGGGGGTGAGCTTTGATCCCGCAATCAGCAAAGCCAATTCGGCCGAAACGCTGCCGAGTCGCCGGGTGTGGTGCAACCTTCACGCCGACGCGCAGCTTTCAGAAATGGTGCTCGCCGGACTGCGCGGTAGTGCTGGCCCGCCAGGCGCAGGAAAAGCAGCGCAAGTCGATTGCCCAGCGCGAGCGCCGCGAGATCAAGGTACGGAAGGAGAAGCTGAAGACTCGTGCCGAACATATGAAGGACACGCAGGTCGCGTTCAACGCGTGGGTGCGCGGCCGCGACGCCGAGCAGCCCTGCATTAGCTGCGGCCGGTTCCACCAGGGCAAGAATGACGCCGGCCACTATCGAACCGTTGCAAGCGCGCCTGAGCTGCGGTTTGAGCCGCTGAACTGCCACCTCCAGTGTTCACCATGCAACACGCACAAGTCCGGCGACATCGTGAACTACCGAATCAGCCTTGTGCAGCGGATCGGCGCCGACAAGGTTGAGTGGCTGGAAGGCCCGCATGAGCCAAAAAAATACACGATCGACGACCTCAAGGCGCTTACCGCGCTGTACCGGGCAAAGACCAAAGAGCTGAAGGGGAGAGCAGCATGAAGATCAATTCGGCACGTCAGGCATGGCACGACTGCACCTATAACCCGGCGCCGGGCCAGAGCTCGGACGTCGTTCAGTTGGGCGTGGTGGTCCAGGCCACCGAGCGCGGGCCGACTGCGAACCACGCCGTACACAGCGCGCTGGCGGGTCACATTCAGTCGGTCATCGCCAAGCTGCATCCTCAGGTGCGCGTGTTTGGCGAATACATGTACGCCGCGCACCGTAGCGACGATATCCGCGAGGCAGCAGAGGAAGTGGTGTTCGGCATGGTCGTCTCCAAGTCCAAGCGCATGACCGCGGCGAAGCGCGAGAAGCTCGAGTACGTGGTCAAAGGTGTGATGCGCCGCTATCGGTACATGCACCAAGGCGGGCAATCCTCCAATGAGGACCCATTAATCAAGCCGGAAGGGTTTCGCTCGTGGTTGATGGCCGAGTATGGCGTGCGTCTTGAATCCTGCAATTGGGATCGCGACTGGGAGTGCATGGTTAGGCTCACGTTCGATTGCTGCGAGGACCTGGATCGCATGGCTTTGAGCCCGGTTGGAGCGGTGATTTATCAGATGAAGGAGGCCGCTTGACTTCCCGTGCGGCTGAGGGCATCATTTCGCCATATTGAGTATTTTGCCTACGGCAACTTGCTGTAAGAACCCGGCCTTGGAGTCGGGTTTTTTATGGGCAGGATTGAATCTGGCCAGCATCGTTGAAGTAGCAGTTCTTCCCGCGTTCCTTGCTATACCGAAGCCCATTTCCCAATGGCACTCCATTCCTGTCCTGAAGCTTCTCGTTCAAGCGAGTGCAGGAGGGTGTGCCGCTGTTCTCTCGAAACATCGAGGTCTGTTCTTTGTCGCATTTCGCGCGAAGGTCTTCGGTTAGTTCAACTGTGTGCCTGTCGTAGTCGTTGGACATCTTATCCAGTCGATCGCAAGTCGGCGTTCCGTTGTTATCGCGAAACATTGAGGCGCGCTCCTTTTCGCATTTCTGCCTCATTTCCTGTACCTGCGGACTGTCTGCCGCCACCGCGACGACGGGGGTCAACAACGCCAGGACAATTACCAGATTTCTCATCGACACCACTCCTTTGCCGCCGCTGTCCTGCCTGGTTTATTTCGTTCAGGCGGCCAGCGTGTGGTTTTTATTTCGCGTGGAAAATAAAGAGAGGGCGACTCCAGAGGGTGCTGTAACACCCAAGGGAGACGCCAGATCGCAGCGTGTACCTGCAAGCCAGCCAAGGCCCTCACTGCTCGCGCGAGCGGGGCGGAGCCTAGCAGAAAACCATAAGGCTTTGCAGATGTTGAAAGATTGCAGATGTGGAAAGTGCAAAAGACTTCTCGCCCGTATAGGTGAGATGACGGAGCTCCAGATCAAATGTTCCCGGTGCGGAACGTTGAATCATGTGAGGGCCACGAGCCCCGAGCGATCGCCTTTGAGCGAAATGAAAGCGGAATTCTCCGCGACAAATCATTCGTCTCGATAGGTATTCAAATGACGCTTACGATCTACCCACCAATTGCTCAGAACGGCATTTCAGTCCTGCTGCCCCAAACAGAAATTAGACTAGGGCAGTACCTGCAGTCGCCTAACAAGCGCTGGAAGCTGCTCTACAAGCAAGAAGACACGGATCTGGTTCTATTCGACGGTGATATTGCAGTCTGGTCGGCTTATTGGGCAACACCGTATTCGACGCAGATATACCCACAGCGCTACGACGTGGGCGAATACAGCCGCGTGATGATGAACGGCCATTTGTCTCTAATGGACCGCGAGCGTGGTCGGATCTGGAGCGCGACTACCAGTACTCCGCTGGACGGCAATTTCGCTGCCGCCGCTGTCCGGACCTTTACCCAGCTTCAGGATGACGGCAACCTCGTTACCATTGACGCGATTCCAGTCTGGGCCGCAAATAAGTCAATCCCTGTAACACCAGATATACCTGCTGTGCTAATCCCACCAGGCACCAGCCTCGCTCAAGGGGATCAGCTTAAAATCGGTTCCTATTTGTTTGTGTTCCAAACTGACGGGAATCTGGTGCTTTACGGCCCAAACAACTCCGTTGTATGGGCTAGCTACACCCAGGGCGGAACCATTGCTGCAATGCAGGAAGATGGCAACTTCGTGATCTACGACGGCAACATGAAGCCCCTCTGGTACACCGGCACTACCGCCTTCCCAGGCGCTCATGCACGCATCCAGGTGGATGGCAGCTTTTCCATCGTAGTCCACAAGGTGGTCTGGGCTAGGTTTGGCTACACGCCTGTCGTAAAGGCTCGTCCTGTATTTTACCCGGACAACAGCGCTGCCGGTCCTAAGACCTACGATCATGTTATCTACACGTTCTAGTAAGTAGCTGAACGCGGCCAGTTTGACTTGGCAAGGAAAACTGGCCGTTTATAGCTGAAAACTCTCTTTCGTCACACTAAACAAACTTCTAGCCCCGGCACATATGGTGGGGCTTTTTCATGCCCAGTACGGAGTCGAGCGCATGGAGTTACTTCACCGCCTGCTCGACAAACTCGACTGGCTTGTCGCAGGGCTGATTGGCGCGATCGTCGCCAGTTGGTGGCACAAGGATGACCTCAAGGACCTATGGTCTTGGGCGATCTTCCTCGTCACTGGGATTGCCTGCGCTTTCTACCTGACCGGCATCGTGTGCGACCGCTTCAGTGTGGTCGAGCCAAGTGATGTGGCTGGCGTCGGGTTCCTGCTAGGCGCTTTCGGTGGGTCTCTGATGACTGCCATTAATCGCGCCATCAAAGCCGCTGACCTCTGGGCACTCATACGCCAGCGGTTCGGGGGAGGCAATCCACCATGAACCTTGAACTGATCAACTCCATCGCCTGCGGCCTGATTGCGCTGTGGGCTACCTGGTGCGTGCTGAGCGGAAAGGTCCGTGATGGCATCGTCGGCAAGATCATCTATTCGGCCATCGCCATCAGCGGTTTCGTTGTGATGACGCGCAACCAGACACTTTTCTTCGGCCCGACCAATGCCGGGCTGACGCTTCACGCTTCCCTGTGCCTGGCTGGAGTACGCCACATGTTCATGGTCACGTATTGGCCTGCGGTGAAGAAATGGATCTGCTCGAAGCTGAACTGCGAGCATTGCCTACGTGATCCGCGCTTTGGTGCGCAGTCTGGTCAGGTAGATCGTCGCCGCCGGCCGCGCTAATCCGCGCCACAGATTAAGATGCGCCCCTTTTGTGGCGCGAGATATTTCGGAGCAAGCCATGCCCAGAAAGCCTAAAGAGCACTTGCAGCAGCCAGTCCAGGAAGCGCCGCCTGCTGTGGATGTTAATGCCGAGGTCGGCCATCTCGACCGCTATTAACGCCGCAGTAGCTGGCGGCCTGCCGAAAGGCTACATCGTGGCCGTGCTCCATGCTCACGCATTGAAGCAAACGCAATCGCTGCTGGGCTGACCCACGACGACTATCGCCTACAAAGACGGCGTCATCGCCAACGACTCACGCATCACTCGCGGAACGATCATCGACTACGACGACTACGAGAAGATGGGCGACTTTCCTCGATTGATCAGTGCTTACTTCGGATCGGTCGAAAAGAATGTCGACGCGAACGCGCTTGCGTTTGATGGCGCGACGATCTGGCAGGTCGGGCACAACGACACCGACGGGCTATGGAAGGCTGCTATCCGACAAGACCGAAGTTATGCGATTGGAAGTGGCACCGCGCACGCTCTGACTGCGATGGACATGGGCGCCACTGCTGCTGAGGCAGTGGAGATGGCCAAGAAACGGGATACGAGCACGGGCGGGCTAGTTAGGACGCTGGCCACCGATGAGGTAAGTCAGGGTGCTCAGGCGGCAGTCGTCGGCATCTCCGGTTGAACTGTCAGCGCTGAATATTCCTGGCATTCTCCCGCTCCCTGCACGCAGCTTGATTAGCGTCAAAATGTTGAAAAAATATTGTGACCCTCTCCCTTGGCGTATTTGCGCAGATCCGACAGATGATCAAGGTAACGTTGGTAACAGCTGTAAACATGGTCCAAGCCGTCCATTTGATCTTGTGTGATTGTTGGACGTAAAGGGGGTCCAGCCCTCTTCAAGTAGTATTCATCACCATATTCGTTTTGTGTCCACCGAGTGCGATTAGTCACCTCCTCGTAGATGCTTTTAAGGCAGCTAATGGCCTGATTCTGGATAGCTACCGTATGCCCGTGCAGAGAGTGCATTGGGTGATTCGGATGCCAATTGGGACCGGAGCACTGTTTCACGAGTGTCCACATTTTGTTGATGTCGTCTCGGCGTACGACAGTATTCTCTCTGCGATGAGCATAAAGAACTAGGGAAATTCCCCTGGCGGCGACCAAGAATTCCTCAAGCCTCCCGCACACCTCGGCGGTACCGGCATAGGTGCTTATGGGGGCAAGGTAAACGGCATTGCTTGCCCTCAATTCAGCTTCGTGCTGCCACCGCGGTAGCGTTCCAAGCGGGAAGCTTCTTGGGTCGCGGTCTACGAGTGTTGCGTCAGAGGCACACAACCATGCCCCATTTTCATAGGCCCTAATTTGCTCCGGGGTTAGCATTTCCTCGGATCGTGGCCCTCCAGAGGATGCAGGTGCGTCGTGGGCTGCATGGCCCAAACTAATGACCCTCTTAAGATCTCTTCGGGGCCCATTGGTAACGCGGTCGCAGCCTGGATACACGCACTTATAGTTGACTCGCTGTGCAAGCAGAAGCTTCGTAGGTTTTGAAAAATCTATCCGAGGCATAATGAGCTGCGTCTCCATCATCAGTTTTTCCGTTTTTGGGGCGATAACGGAAAAATCAAGTACGTAGGAATTTCAATGACAGCCAAGCAACCCGACTGGGAGGCGATCGAACGCGCCTACCGGGCGGGTGCGCTTTCCATCAGAACCATTGCCGAGCGCAATGGGATCAGTGATACCGCGATTCGCAAGAAAGCCAAAGCATCGGGCTGGGGGCGCGACCTTTCCGAGCAGGTACGGAAAGAGGTTCGCAACAAGCTGGTTCGCGGCGAGGTTCGCGAACAGCAATGTGCGAACCCTGAGCATGATGCCGAGATCGTCGAAGAGGCCGCAGAAGAGGGTGCGCGGGTTGTTCGCAGTCATCGCCGCGACATTCGCAAGGCCACGAACCTTGCGAACCTGCTGATGGATGACCTGCTGACCACGATCAGCAAGCGCGAAGAGATCGAAGACGAAATTGAACGCGAAACAGCTGAAGACACGAACGGTATGCGGCGGGCGACGATGCTCTCCGCTGTTGCGCTGCCGAGCAACGCCAAAACCCTGTTTCAACTCTCGTCGGCCATGAAGAATCTCCAGGTGCTCGAGCGGCAAGCGTTCAGCCTGGACGAGAAAGAGAAGACCGACGACTCGGAAGATCTCTCCAAGCTGATGGATGAATTATCGAAGGAAGCCTGACGCATGAAGCCCGAGCACCTGAAATTGCTCCGGGACCGGTTCTGGCGACTGAACAACCTCTACTTCATCACCGACAAGAACGGGAAGAAAGTCCGCTTCCGCATGACGCAGGAGCAGATCGACTACTTCCAAGGGATGCACACCCGCAACATCATCCTGAAGGCGCGGCAGCTCGGCTTCACGACGCTCGTTTGCATTGTCCAGCTGGATGCTGCGCTGTTTGAAGCAGCGAAGTGCGCCCTGATCGCTCACACCTTGAACGACGCCAAGCGCCTGTTCCGGGAAAAGGTCAAATACGCTTACGACAACCTGCCCAGCGAGATCAAAGCGGCCAACCCTGCTCGCAACGATGCAGCGGGCGAACTGGTATTCAGTAAGGGCGGATCGCTCTACGTCTCCACGTCGTTCAGGGGAGGCACGCTGCGTTACCTGCACGTGTCCGAGTTTGGGAAGATCTGCGCCAAGTTCCCGCACAAGGCCCGTGAGATCGTAACTGGCGCATTCGAGGCTGTTGCCGCTGAGTGCTTCGTCACGATTGAGTCGACGGCAGAGGGGCGTGCCGGTTACTTCTTTGATTACTCGCAGAGCGCTGAAAAGCAACAGCTTTCGGGTGTTCCGCTCGGCCTGCTGGACTGGAAGTTCTTCTTCTTCAGTTGGTGGCGTAACCTGCTGTATTGGCTTGACCCGGAAGTGGTTGTCATCCCGCAGCGGCTCACTGACTACTTCAACGAGCTTTTCGCCAAACACGGAATTTTTACCAATCCCGGACAGCGCGCCTGGTACGCCGCCAAGGAGAAGACCCTCGGCGATGACATGAAGCGGGAATACCCGTCGATCCCGGCTGAGGCATTCCAGCAGTCAATCGAAGGAGCCTACTACTCCAAGCAGTTCACAAAGCTTTATGCCGCTCAGCGGATTGGCGTGCTGCCCGACAACAGCCATCTGTCAGTGCACACGTTCTGGGATATCGGGGTGGGCGACTCTACGGCCATCTGGTTCGTGCGGTTCGTTGGTGAAGAATTCCACGTCATCGACTTCTACCAGAACAGCGGCGAGGGCCTGCGGCACTACATGAAAGTGCTCAAGGACCGGGGCTATAGCTACGGCGAGCACTGGGGTCCGCACGATATCGACAATCGCGAGTTCGGTAGCGACGGCAAGACCCGCCGAGAAATCGCCCGCGAGGGCTACGAGATTGACGGTGAGAAGTACAGCCTCACATTCAAAGTCGTACCGAAGCTCGGTATCGATGACGGCATCGACCAGGTGCGTGAAATTCTTCCTGCATGCGCCTTCGACGAATCGAAGTGCGAGGAGGGAATTGCGTGCTTGGAAAACTACCGCAAGGAATGGGACGACAAGCGCGGTTGCTGGAAGGACAAGCCGCTGCATGACTGGTCTTCACACGCATCTGATGGGTTCCGCTATTTCGCTGTTTCAATGAGTAGACGCAAGCGCACGGGCGGCGTCCGCCGTATAGGAGGCCTTGCCTGATGCCTGTTCAATCCACAAACCCCGAGTACGACGCCCACATTGCTGAATGGGAGTTGATGGACGACGCACTTGAGGGTGAATGCGCGATCGGACGCAACATCAAGTACCTGCCAAGGCCATCTGGGATGGTCGAGGCAGAGAAGCTGGATGCCACCGGGAACGCTTACCTCTATCAGAACTACCGCGCTCGTGCCCAATATGAGCACTGGGTGCGCGACTCGCTCCGGTCGATGATGGGTCTGGTCTCGCGCCTGATCCCGGAAATCAAACTGCCTACGGGCCTCAAAAGCCTGGAAGAGAACGCTACTGCCGACGGCTTCGGCCTGAAGCAGCTGTTCATGCGCATGGTGCGTCAGACGATCTCCCATGGTCGTGTGCCACTTGTTGTGAACGTCGATGACAGCGGTGTGCCGTACTTCTCGACTTACGCAGCGAGGAACGGCCGCAACTGGAAGGTCGACAATCAGCGCGGCCGACAGGATCTGGTGCTGGCTGTGTTCTTGGAGTTCCGGGACAAGCCAGACGCTGACGAATATGACCACGATATGCAGCAAGTCTACCGCGTGTTCCGAATGCGCGAAGGCATCTGCGAAACAGGCGTGATCAGCGAATCAGGCGACCCAGTTGAAGACTTCAAGGCGTTGGGCACAACAGACACTGCGGGCCGATTGGTCAAGAGCCTGCCGTATTTGCCGGTGATCTACTGCGGATCAACGGACAACTCGGCGGATGTTGATGAAGTGCCGCTGCTGACCATGGCTCGCGCCGCTGTGAAGTCCTATCAGATCAGCGCCGACTACTTCACCGCGCTGCACCAGACCAGTCACCCGCAGCCGTGGGTGTCAGGGTTGGACGAAAGCACGGAGTTGAGCGTCACCGGCCCATCTGCCGCATGGGATCTCGGCCCTAACGGGCAGTGCGGTTATCTGGAGTTCCAAGGCGCCGGCATTGAAGCCAACCGCCAGGCCATGGCCGACCAGAAGGGCGCAGCGCTGGAAGCAGGCGCCAAGGTGATGGACGTGTCAGGCGATGCTGAATCAGGGGAAGCCCGGAAGACTCGCCAGAACGATCAGCACGCCACGTTGCACAGCATCGTCATGTCGGTTGCCGAAGCAATCGAGCAGGGTCTGCGTTATGCCGCCGAGTGGACCGGTTACAAACCGGATGATGTGACGTTCACGGTCAAGCCTGAATTCATCACGCCGGTCGTTGACCCTCAGATGCTGGCTGAACTGCAAAAGGCAGTCATGGCAGGCACCGTAAGCGCCGACACGTACTGGCTGTACCTCACCACCGGCAAGCTGCCAGAGCGCGACTACGAAGACGAGTCGGAACTGATCAGCGACGAGCGCGAATCTGCTGGCATCAACCTGGATAACGAAAATGGCGACGGTACCGGCGGAACAGGACGCGCAACTGCTGGAGCAGACGACCCGGCACTCGGTGATGATCGAGCGGCTTAAGGCCGGCGAGGTCAAGAAATTCGAGAAGTACCTACGCCAGATCGACACGCTGGTTCGCGACCAGCTGACCCGCAAGGAACTTACGACCTACAACCGCCAGCGCCTGGAAGAGTTCCTCACGCGGGTCGACGGTAAGCTGCTCGACATCTACAAGGCCTATGCCGACGTGGTTCAGGCTGATCTGGTGGACATCGCGCTTTATGAGTCAACGTTCGAGGCAAGCAGCCTGAACCATGCTTTCTCGATTGATGCTGTCGTGCCGAGCAACGCGGTTATCCGCGCGGCGGTGTTCTCCTATCCGCTGCAAGTGACCGGGCTCGACGGCGGCAAGTTGTTGAAGCCATTCCTCAGCGGCTGGACGCGCGCGGAAACGATGCGGGTCACCAACACCATCAGGCTCGGCTTCGGCCAAGGCCAGACGAACGCGCAAATCATCCAGGCCGTTCGCGGTACCGCCGCACAGAACTTCACCGACGGCGTTCTGGCGATCAGTAACCGCAACGCGGCATCGGTGGTGCAGACGGCCATTCAGCATGTGGCCACAACCGCGCGCATGGAAACGCTCAGAGCGAATACCGATGTCGTGCCAGGCTATCGGATCGTCGCCACTCTGGACCGTAAGACCAGCGCACAGTGCAAGAGCTTGGATGGTCGAGAGTATGAGGTGGGGAAGGGGCCGGTGCCGCCATTCCACATTAACTGCCGTACCACGATAATTCCTATCACCAAGCTGTCGGCGACGTTCTCCAGCGGCGCCACCCGCGCATCGGTTGGCGATGCAGGGGGAAGGCAAGTCGATGCGGGTCTGAGTTATTACGACTGGCTCGCCACGCAGTCTGCCAGCTTCCAGGATGCCGCCCTCGGACCTGTTCGCGGCAAGCTGTTTCGTGATGGAGGCCTGACGCCTGGCAAGTTCGCGGCGCTGCAGCTCAGCACCAACTTCAAGCCGCTGACTCTGGAGCAGATGAAAACGCTCGAGCCGCAAATGTTTGAGCGTGCCGGTGTAAACTAATCGCCCATTACACCAGGGCGCGCCATGATCATCGTTGAGCACGGCAGCGGGGAAAGCCCCGATGCGAATAGCTACGCCGACCCCGACGCGCTGAGATTCCACGGCGATTACTACGGGTTTCCGGTACCTGCAGATGAAGCCGGCCGGGTTGAGTATTTGCTGAAAGCTGTACACGCCATGACGGCGATGCAGTGGAAGGGCCAGCCCGCATCGGCTCGGCAGCCGCTGGCCTGGCCGCGCGATGGCATAGTGCTCGCTGGAGAGTTCCTCAGCAAAACGCTGATCCCTTACGGCATTCGCCATGGACAGACCATGCTGGCCATCGAGCTTTATGCTGCAGATCAAGGCATCGAACTCCAAGAGCCGATGCATTCGTTCGACGCCAAGAAGCGGGTGCCGCTGACGCGTAGTTCCGCGGATCACCGCAACCATCCTCCGCTGTGGGTGGGGAGCCGGACGCAATTCGCTGACTATCTGGTGATGCGTGGGCTGTTTGCTGTCAAATCCTAGGAATGGATACTTGGCCATTCCGCTGATATAACGCTCGGCTTCATCAAGGAGCGCGATATGAGTTGGATGTTCGGTTTAATCGTAATTGTGGCCTGCGTCATCTGCGGAATGTTGGGTCTTACTGCTGGAGTCAATTTAAACCCGAGTGCAACAGTCAGGTATGTATGGGATTGGAATGCGGCTGGCAGTTGGGTCTCTGGCGTAGGTGCGCTGCTGGCCGTATCCGTGGCACTTTGGCAGTCTTCACTCCAGCAATCAAAAGATCGCATTCGTACCCTGTTGGTGAACACCTCCTCCCCAACCCACTGGCGCGTGCGCCTTGTCTGTGAAGGGCTTATACCTGTCACAGTGTTGGGAGCCGAGCTCAGGCTCAATAGTGTGGTTTTGGGTCTATCCCAATTTTTTAAAAATCAGCCTGGATTTTCGACTCCCGCGAAATTGGAGCGTGGAGATGTCCAGCAGATCATAGATATTGACCAAAGCAACTTCGATTCCTTTGCAGAGTTCTTAGTGCGTCCGGCGGTCAGGCGTGTGCGAGACAAAGGCCTTCGCGAGCGGGACATGAACTACGGCGTGAACGAAGAATTCTTCAGTGCCATCGATCTCTATAGGACTAAGGAAGCCACATTGATCCTCCGACTTGCTCATGATGATCTTGTGATACCTGTCCCGTCATCTTTACTTGATCGCATTTTCATTCCGGCCATGCAACACCTTCGTCAGGCAGCGGAGGAGGATGCGCAGAGGCAAGTGGCCAAAGACAGGGAGCTATATGCAGATTTGAGCAAGAGCGTGCGTCCGTAATCAGATCGCGAACTCAAACCCGCCAACGGCGGGTTTTTTTATGCCCGCAAAGCGGGAAATCAAACCCAAGGGGTGTACCAAGTGGCAGACGAAAACCAGATTGATCTTGAAGACCAAGCCGTAAAAGACGCTATCGCGGCTGCCGTTGAGGCTGCTACCGCCGGGCTCAAGAACAAGAACTCCGAGCTGCTTGGCAAGCTCAAGACCTCCACAACCGAACTGGAAGGCTTCAAAACCCAGTTCGAAGGCTTGGACATCAATGCAGTGAAAGGCCTGCTCGCTAAAGTCGGCCAGGACGAAGAGACCAAGCTGATTGCCGAAGGCAAGCTGGACGAAGTCATCACCCGCCGCACCGAACGCCTGCGCGGCGACTACGACAAGCAACTGGCCGCCGAGAAGACTCGAGCAGATAAAGCAGAGGCCTTCGCCGCGCGCTACAGCGACAAGGTGCTGGCCGATTCCATCCGCGCTGCCGCCATCAAGGCCGGGGCGCTGCCCGAGGCTGCCGAGGACATCATCCTGCGCGCCAAGGGCACCTTCAAACTCAGTGAAGACGGCGAGGCGGTAGCCACCGACCGTGATGGCGAGGTCATCTACGGCAAGGACGGTAAGACGCCTCTGTCCCCGCTGGAATGGGCGGAATCACTGCGTGAAACAGCAACACACCTCTGGCCAAGGGCTCAGGGTGCCGGGCAGACCGGCGACAACGGTGGCAAAGCCACGAAGAAGTGGGGCGAATACACGGAGTCCGAGCGCGCGGCGCTGGCCCGGGACAACCCCGATGCGTTCAAAAAACTCTTGGCCACCAAAGGAACCTAATCCATGGCAACGACCCAACTGGCGGACATCTTTGTCGCCGACTATTACGGCACTATCGCGCCGGTCAACTCCCCTGAAAAGACCGCGGTCTTTGACTCAGGGATCATCGTCAAATCGCCTGAACTGGACGCCATCGCGCAGAACGGCCAGGGCACCTCGGAAATCAGCTACTGGCAAGATCTGGACGCTGACGAAGAGCCCAACATCTCCAACGACAATCCGGACGACTTGGGCGAAGTCGGCAAGGCTGAGCAGGGCACCATGCGCGCCCGTACGCTCTACCTCAACAAAGGCTATGGCGTTGCTGACCTGACGTCCGAGCTGGCCAACACCGAGCCGATGCAGCACATCCGCAACCGCTTTGGCGCCTACTGGACCCGCCGCTGGCAGCGTTACCTGCTCGGCGCGGCCCGCGGCGTGATCGCATCGAACATCGCGAACGACGCCGGTGACATGGTGGTGGATGCCGGTGCGACCATCAGCGCCGGCGCTTTCCAGGATGCTGCTTTCACCTCTGGCGATGCTGCCGACGTGTTCTCCGCGATCGGCGTGCACTCCGTGGTGATGAACCAGATGGTCAAGCAGGACCTCATCGAATACCTGCGCGACTCTGACGGCCGCATCATCTTGGCCACCTACCTGGGCAAGCCGGTATTCATGGACGACAGCCTCGTCTACGGCGCTGGTCGGTACCTGTCGGTGTTCTTCGGCCAGGGCGCGTTCGGCTACGGCGAGGGCACCCCAGCAGTTCCGGTCGAGCTGGAGCGCAAGCCAGGCGGCGGCAACGGTGGTGGTGCTGAAGTCCTGTGGGAGCGTAAGACGTTCATCCTGCAGCCTGCCGGTTTCAGCTGGAAAGGAAGCAACAACCAGAACCTCAGCCCGACCGCCGCGCAGTACGCTGCTGCTGCGAACTGGGAGCGCGTCTTCGACCGCAAGCAGGTTCCGTTCGCCGCCGTGATCAGCGGCACCACCACCCCGTAATCCAACTGTGACGGGGCGTCCCCGGGCGCTCCGTTACAAGGGAGCGAATCATGAAAGTGATCTACACCGACAAGCCGGGCAGCGAGCCTGGTGTTTGCTATCGACTGCTCAGTGAGTTCTTCGGGGTGATCAGCGCGGCGACCGATGTTTTCGTGCAGGGCGATAACCCCAACATCATTGAGGCTTACAAACGCGCAGGCATCAAGGTGACCGGCGCCGATGAAAACGGATTGCGTACTGATGGCCCGACAGTCGCGGAGTATGTCGAGGCCGGCTACCAGGCGAGCAACTACCCGCCGACTGGCTATGCCTCGCGCAGCACTGCCGAAGAAATCGACGCAGCCATTGCCGCGCAAAAGCCAAAGGCTGACGGCGACACTGAAACCGACCCGCTGAAAATGAAGGTCGACGACCTCAAGGCCTGGCTGACCGCCAACAACATCGCGTTCGACGCGTCGGCCAAGAAAGAAGACCTGCAGGCTCTGGTGCCAAAGGAATAAGGACGAGCATATGACCGACTTCATCACCGTGGCCGATGTCGATGCTCAGTTGGGTCCTGACTGGGCGGGCACCGGTGATGCGGTCCTTGCTGTGGCGATGGCGAATGCCTGGCTTACCGCAAAGATTCTGCGGGTTGTCCCTGATCCAGTTCCGAACGAGATCAAGACGGCCGGCGCCCAAGTCGCAAAAGAGGCGGCGGTGGGCAACCTTTACAAAGCGACTCAGAAGGAAGTGCTGAGCAAAACGGTATCGGCCCAATCTGGCACCTCAGTCAGCAAGACCTATGCGAAAGGCTCGACTGACCTCTCTGCTGGTGAAAACTTCGCCCTCGCGCTGCTCGCTCCGTGGATCAAACGGACGTGCACAATAATGCTCAAGCGAGTGTAGCCATGGGGATGCGAGAAGAGCTGCAGGCAGAACTGGCCGAAGCGTTTGATGATCCGGCCGGGCTTGGCGACGCGATAAAGCCTGTTGAAGGCTCGCGCAAGTCCAGCCCGGTTTACGATCCCTCGACCGGGACTACAACCGGGGGAACCGTCACCTATAGCGGGCGCGGCATGTTCGGCAGCTATCTGGCCAAGGAAATCGACGGGTCGCTGATCCAGACCACGGACGAGAAGCTGCTGATCCTGCAGAGCGAGCTGTTCGTTTCGGTCGGCGGTGCGCCGACACCCACTCCAGCAGAGCCGAAGATCGGCGACACTTTGGGCGGAAAGCGCGTGCTGAATGTGAGCCAGGATCCTGCTGAGGCGACATGGACTGTTCAACTGAGGAAGTGACATGGCTTCCAAATATTCAGGACTGAGCGGCAGCTTCGCTGCTCAGATTCAGGCCTTTGCCGATCAGGCGCAAGAGGCCATTGACGCAACGTTGCGAGAGATCGTGATCGAACTCGGCAGCAGCGTTATTCGCATGTCACCGGTGGGTAATCCGGAAATCTGGGCAGCTAACGTCGCTCATCGCGAGAAGAACACCCGCGAGGCCGACGACTACGACTTCAAGGTTGCCGTCCGCAACACGCTGATCAACTTGGACCACAGTAATTTCACCAAGTCCGGCAATTTGCGCAAGGGCGTCAAGTACGCCAAACCACTCACCAAGGCCGAGCGGGTCCAGAACTTCAACGTGAATGGGCTGGTTTCCGGCAAGGACTACGTCGGCGGCCGCTTCCGTGGCAACTGGATGTTCAGGATCGGCTCGCCGGACAACACCACTACAGATGAGGTCGACCCGAGCGGGCGCAAGTCCACGGCGCGCATCGTCGACGGCGCGATCGGGTTCAAGGCAGGCGACACGGCCTACATCACCAACTCGCTGCCGTACGCGATCCCGCTTGAATTCGGGCACTCCCAACAGGCCCCCGGCGGCATGGTCCGCATCACTGTCGCGCGCTTCCAGCAGATCGTGCTGGAGGCCATCAGGAACAACCAGATATGAGCCATCAGATTATCCGTCGCATCTACGAGCAGCAGCTTGCGGCTTGGGCGGCGCCACGAGGCTTGCGGATCGCTTATCAGGGCGTGGCATTCGAACCTGGTGACGACGAGACCTATCTGCGCGCCTTCACGTTGCCCGCTGGTACCGACACCCAGACGCTGGAAGGCACGGACCGGGTCTATACCGGCGTGTTCCAGATCAGTGTAGTGACGCCGGCCGGTAATGGCACCGGCGATGCTGAAGGCCTGGTCGACCACCTTGACGACCTGTTTCCCACGTACCTGCGACTGCAGCAGGGCGACTTCGAAGTGATGGTGCTGACGCCGGTCGAGCCCGGCCCCGCAATTCAGGACGGCACAACGCTCACAGTGTCGGCGTCATTCCAATACCGCGCCGACCGCACATAACCCGCCCATTGGGCAAACCCTGAACCCCCGCCGAGTGCGGGGTTTTTCATTTCTGTAAGAGGAAAACCCCAATGAGTGCCATTCTTCCCAACGGCTCGATCTTTGAAATTGCTGCCACCTACAGCGCGCCGAAGGCCTTCACCGCCATCACCAATGCCAAGCCGCCTGAGGCTACATCCGCCGCGCACGGTTTCGATGATGGTGATGTGCTGGTCGTTACCTCGGGCTGGACCCGACTGAACGACAAGGTCGTCCGCGTGGCCGGTTCCGATACCGACAGCTTCGAACTGGACGGGATCGACACCACCAAAACGTCCGTCTACACCGCTGGCTCTGGTCTTGGGTCTGTGCGTGCGGCCAGCGGCTGGGCGCAGATCAGCCAGATTACCGACAACAGCAGCTCTGGTGGTGAGCAGCAGTTCGCTACGTTCGGCTTCCTGGAAGAGTCCGACGACCGCCAACTGCCGACCACCAAGAACCCGATCACCTTGTCGCTGACTGTCGCCGATGACGACAGCCTGCCGTACGTGGCGGCGGTGGAAGCGGCCGACGATGATCGTGAGCCCCGAGTGCTGCGCCTGACCCTGCCGAACGGCGCGACCATCTACTACAACGCCTACGTGTCGATCACTCCGACCCCGACGCTGACCCGCAACAACGTCATGGCCCGCGTCATCACGCTGTCCCTGGCATCGCGTCCAACTCGCTACAAGGCGGCCTAACCCATGGCTACCAAATTCAAAATCGCTCAGTCCGCCACATTCAAGGCGGACGTGGAAATTCCGCGCGTAGGCGGATCCACGGTGAAAGTGACCTTCGAGTTCAAGTATCGCAACCGCAAGGAGCTGGCCGCGTTGTTCGCTGGCTGGCAACAAGCGGCGAAGGACGACCAGGAACGATTCAAGGAGAAGGGTGATGACATCACCCTGATCGACATCACCGACGCGAACATCGAGCGGCAGGTCGAGCAGGTAAGTGAGCTTGTGGTGGGCTGGGGCTTTGAAGACAAGTTCACGCCTGACGCCATCCGCGCTTTGGTGGAAACCTCAGCCGGGGCCGGTGATGCGGTTGTCACTGCCTACCAGAAAGCCTTCGCGGTTGCCCGCCTGGGAAACTGAGAGCGGTCGCGCGGCTGATGTACGAAGCGGGGCCGTCGGATTCCGATCTGGCGGCCTTCGGGTTGTCGCTTGCCGACATTCCGGATGAAGAATTCAACGTCTTCCCAGATGCCTGGCCTGCCTTCCTAGCCTTCAACGCTATGTCCACGCAGTGGCGGACTGGATTCGGTGGCGCAGTCGGCTTGGACTATGCCGTTATCAGCGACGTGACCGCCTTCCTCGGTTTCACCAAAAAACAGACAGCCAAGCTGTTTCCGGACCTTCGGGTAATGGAAGCCGAGGCGTTGCTCGTCATGAGCAAATCGAAATAGCGGAGCACTCATGTCGGGCACGATCGCAGAGCTGGGGATATCGGTTGATTCGGGCGATGCCGCCCAGGCCGCGACCGATCTGGACAAACTCACAGCGGCCGGTGCCAAGGCCGAGAAAGCCGCCGACGATGTCACCGCAGGCTTCAAAAAGACAGCAGACGCCGCGGACAAATTGGCTGCGGCTGAGGCGAGGGCTGCGCAAGCAACCGATGAGGCCAAGGCCCGGTTGATCGAGGTGGCGCGTACTTCTGTTCAGAACAGCGAGTATTACCAGCGGCTCACAACCAGCGTCAGCAGCACTTCCAGCGCGATGGATGCCAGCCGCGACTCAACTGCCAGTCTGGCGGCATTGCAAAAACGCCTGCAGGCTGAATCTGACGCTCTCGTCGGAGCTAATCAGCAGGGCTCGAAAGCTGCGAAAGATGCAGCCGTAGCGGTAGGCGTCCAGGCTGATGGCTTGCAAGCACTGCTGGGCAAGATCAGCCCGACGCTCGCCGCGCTGCAGAAGCTGGACGATCAACAGGAGCTGCTGAACAAGCATCGCGCCGCTGGCAACCTCGGAGAGGACGATTACAAAACTTTTTCGGCAGACATCGACACCGCGCGGCAGAAGGTCAAAGGCCTGGGCGACGAGACATCGAAGTTCAGCCTGAACACCAAGGGCGCGCGCGAGAACGTGCTTCAGCTGGGCAATGCGCTGGCCGAGGGCAATTTTCGCGTAGCAGCGCACAACCTTCTGGAGATCGGGACAAGCGCTGGCACTTCAGCACTGCGGCTAGCCGCGATCCTTGCGCCCATTGCAGCAGTTGCCGCCGTGGTCGCTACCCTCGGCATTGCCTACTACAAAGGCAGCGAGGAGGCCGACAGCTACAACAAATCGCTTATTACCACCGGCAACGCAGCGGGGGTTAGCGCTGAACAACTTGGAGCTCTGGCTCGGCAAGTCAGCGCAACGGTAGGCACAACAGGCGCTGCCGCCGAAGTCCTCGCGACATTGGCAGCCAACGGCAAAATCGCTGGCGACAGCTTTGGGGCGATCACCCAAGCCGCCGTCGGCATGCAAGAGGCGACCGGAACCGCCGTCAGCGCCACAATTGCCGAGTTCGTGAAGCTCGCCGACGACCCTGTGAAGGCGTCTGCGGCCCTGAACGATCAGTATCACTACCTCACTGCATCCGTTTACTCGCAGATCGCTGCGCTGGAAGAGCAGGGCGACTATGCCGCAGCGGTAAAGCTCGCGACTGAGCAGTACGCCGACGCAATTAATGAGCGCACTCCCAAGATTCTTGAAAACCTGAGTTTCTGGGAGCGCGGATATCTGGCGGTGGTGAAAGCCGCTGACGGATTGAAGAACTTGGGCCGCTCCGATATCGACACAAATATCGCCAATGCGCAGCGGGATCTCGATCAGGCTCAAGCCGGCGATATCGGCCTGTTCCAAAACAAACAGGAGATGATCGAGTACTACACCGACAAGCTGACCTTCCTGAAGGACACGAAGGCTGCCAACGCTGACATCGCGAAGTACGATGCCGAACAGGCCAAGGCACAGCAAGACTCGATCAGTGCCATGGGCAAGATCGACACGCTGACGAAATCGTCGTGGACAAACGAACAGAAGCGCACTGAGGCGGTAAAGGAATACAAGAAGTGGCTGGACGACATCCGGAAGACCGATCCCAATGACTCCCGGCTCAACCAAGCGACGGTCGACAAAAACCTCGCCAATATCAACGACAAGTTCAAAGACCCGAAAGGCCCGGCCAACCAGCTGAATCTGACCGGGTACAATGACGCGCAGAACAATCTCAAGTCGATCACCGGGTACTACCAGAACCTCGAAAAGGAACTGGATTCCGCTCAAAAGGCCGGGCTGGTCTCGGCGGAGTCGTACAGCAGCCAGCGCGTCGCGATCGTTGAGCAGGAGAAGGGCGACCTCACCGCGGCCTACGAGGCTGAAATCGCTGCCCTGCAAGCGGTGCGCGACAAGTCGTCGACCACTGGCGAACAGCGCATCCAACTTGACCAAAAGATTGCCGATGCGCGCACGAGTATGGTCAAGGCGCAGAAAGACGCTGACAGCCAGCTTGAGGTGCTGGCAAACAACGAAAAAGGCCGCATTGATAAGCAGACGCGCTCAATCAGCCAGTACGTGCAGGCGCTGGATCAGCAACAGAAGGCGCTTGAACTTGCCGGGCAACGTGCAGTGCTGGGTGTGGGCCGCGGTGACAGGCAAAACGCACTCGATGGGCAACTGAACAGTCAGCAGGACCGGTTTGCTCAGCAAGCGCTCGACCTGGCCAACCAGAAGTCCGACCCGTCCCGGAATATGTCGGATGAGGAGTTCGCCAAAAAATCCCAGGCTCTAGCCGACGCCAATAAGAAAGCAACCGACCAGATCCGGCAGAATTACGCCGATGTAGAGATTGCTCAAGGCGATTGGACCAATGGAGCGACCTCCGCTTGGGAAAACTACCTCGACAGCGCGCGCGACATCGCCGGGCAGACGAGGACGCTCTTCACCAACGCCTTCAGCAGCATGGAGGATGCCATCGTCAATTTCGCGCTGACCGGGAAGCTTTCTTTCTCGGACTTCGCGAAGTCGATCCTTGCCGATATGGCTCGGATCGCAACACGCCAGGCGTCGTCTTCGCTGCTGAGCGCTTTGTTTGGCGCTGGCCTGAGCTACTTCGGCGGCGGAAATGGTAACGGGTTGGCTGCTGGTTCAGCCGGCGCGACGTCCTCAAACCTCGGCGCATCGCAGGCCGGGTATTCCTCCTCCTACTTTCCGCAAGCCAAAGGCGGCGCGTGGCTGGATGGTGTCCAGATGTTCGCCAATGGCGGCGCCTTCACCAACGGCATTGTCAGTTCGCCCACAGCGTTTGGGATGTCGGGTGGTGGGGCGGGCGTGATGGGTGAAGCAGGACCTGAGGCGATCATGCCGCTGACACGTACGTCTGGCGGTGCCCTGGGTGTGCGCGCAATCGGTGTCGGCGGGTCAAATGTCCAAATCAATGCGCCAGTTAGCATTTCGGTAGAAGACCGGAGCTCCGAGGGCCTGACGCTCGATCAGACAGCACTCGCTCAGAACCTGCAAATCCAGATCAAGCAGGCGGCCGATAAAGCAGTCGCTGATTCATGGCGACCGGGCGGCGTCAGCTTCCGGCAGACGAGGACCTGATCATGGCTATCGAAACGTTCACTTGGCCGACTCAGTTCGGTGATGCGCCGGATATCAACTGGCGCACCCGGAAATCACAGTTCGGCAACGGCTACAAACAAACGGTCGGTGATGGGCCGAACAACAAGGAGCAGTCGTTCCCCATCACCTACACCGGGCCAAAGTCCACGGTGCAGCAGATTATGGAATTCCTGGACCGTCATGCTGGTGCGAAAGCCTTCAAATGGACCACTCCATTGGGAGAGGTCGGGCTCTATACCTGCGAAAAGTCGGTCCCTACACCTCTGGGCGGCGGGCAGTTCAAGATCACTGCCACGTTCGACCAAGCCTTTCACCCCTAAGGATTCACCATGCCGCTGATCAATGACCTGCAGGTTTTAGAACCTGGCAGCGAGGTACTGCTGTTCGAGCTCGACGGATCTGACTACGGTGCCGACATCCTGAGGTTTCACGGTCACTCCATCCCACACACACCGGCCGAGATTATTCCTGCCGGGCTAGACGCCGATCAGCTGCCCGCTAAATCGATCTGGTGGCAGGGAGAGGAATACGGTGCCTGGCCGATGCAGATCGACGGCATTGAGGCCAACGGCGACGGGACGGCAGTGCGCCCAACATTGTCAGTCGGGAACGTGAATGGGCGAATCACTGCGCTGTGCCTCGCATTCGAGGATCTGCTCGACTTCAAGCTGACCATGCGGCACACATTGGTGCGCTACATAGACGCTGTGAACTTCCCAGCAGGCAACCCCGAAGCTGACCCGACGCAGGAATCGATCGAGGTCTGGTATCTGGACCAGAAGACCAACGAGGACGGCGAAACCGTTTCATGGGAGCTGGCCAGCCCGGGCGATGTCGGCGGCGAGTCAATCGGCAGGCAGATGACCACGCTGTGCCATTGGTGCCTCACCGGTGGGTATCGCGGGCCTAACTGCGGATACACCGGGCCCTACTTCGATAAGGACGGCAACCCGACTGACAACCCTGAGCTCGACGAGTGCAACGGTCTGCTCACGACGGGCTGCGAACCGCGCTGGGGTGCCAACAACGAACTACCTTTCGGCGGCTTCCCGGCTGTCTCGCTGATTGCCCGGAGTTGACCATGCTCAAACACATCCTCAAGGCGGTCCAGACACATGCGACCGCGGAGTATCCGCGTGAATGCTGTGGCGTGCTGATCAGCATCGGCCGCAAGCAGAAGTACATCCCATGCCCGAACACCGCAACCGACCCGAACGAAGAGTTCAGGATTGCTGCGGAGGATTACGCCGCGGCTGAAGACGAGGGCGAGGTGATCGGCATCGTTCACTCGCATCCGGATGCAACCAGCAGACCGTCAACGCGCGATCTGGCGATGTGCGAAGCGACTGAACTGCCCTGGCACATTCTGAGCTGGCCGGAAGGTGATCTGCGCACCATCGTGCCCACCGGTCACACGCCGTTGCTCGGCCGCCCTTTCGTGCATGGCGTTTGGGACTGCTGGCAGGTCTGCGCTGACTGGTACAAGCGAGAATGGGGGCTGGAGTTCGATGCCTTCAAGCGTGAAGACGGTTGGTGGGAGCATGCCGATGGGCCGAGTCTTTATGAACAGGCCTATGAGGCAGCGGGCTTCGAGCGTGTTGGCACGCCACGGCGCGGCGACATGGTCGTGATGGAAGTAGGGCGGACGAAGCACCCGAACCATGCCGGTATCTATCTGGGTTCTGATCCGGGGCTGCCAGGCGAGTCAGCGGCGGTGCATGGCGCCGGCCCCTTTCTGCTTCACCACATGTACGGCAAGCCGTCCGAGATCGTCGTCTTCGGCGGGCCGTGGCATGACAGAACGCGCCTGATCCTCAGGCACAAAGACGCGAAACAGTGAGCGGCTAAGCCGCAAGGGGTTCTTATGGAACAGGCAGTTGGAGCAAAAACTGAGCGGAACGGGTGCACTGCCGAAGTAAAATCCTTCGACAATGCACGGGACGTTCTGTTGTGGATGCAGAAGCAGATTAACAACTCGCAGCTTGCTACTTCGGCTGTGTTGCCTTTATCTGCTCAATAACTTGGAGAGCACCCTCAATTGGAGAGCGGTAGAACTCCAGCTGAGTGGCGTCCATTCCTGTCGTTGAATCCTGAAGATAAACCTGGAGCTGTTTTTCAATAAGCTCTCGCTCAGACGAGGTTCTGTACACCACAGCTGTCAGAGCTTGAATTGCGCGAACGACGCCAAGATTGAACGCGTCATATCTGGTTAAGCCTTCTGGAACATTACTCACATCGACCTCCTAGGTCACATTGCCCCGGTCCATGGGCTTGCAGACAACGGACCGAGGCGGTTCATTGGAGGCGAAAAGCTACTACGGCCTGTGTCAGGTTCGTTACTGATCGTTTGTCCACGCTGGATGGGTACACAGGACACATGTATCGTTGCATTTCGTTTTCCCGCAATTGGCGAGCGGAACGGTTAATGCCCCACTAGGAGAACCGCATGAGCGACGATATGGACCAAAAGCAGCCCAAGATTGGAAAGCTAGATCTTCCGGATGAGATGATGCTCCTCGGTGGGGCCATGCTGGCTGCGCAAAAGCTAGAATTCGTCTTATATGGGATGGCCTCTCACCTTAAAAAGCGCGGGGGGAAATTCAGAAATCTAGATCCAGAAGAGTTCTTGCGTGGAGATGGCTCCACAACCAAGGCCACACTGGGTGACATAGTTCGCGAGTTCGCGTCTGATTTTCAAATCGACAGCGCGGAGCTCACCCGTCTGGTAGGTGACAGAAATTTGATAGCTCACGACTACTGGCGGATGACTAAGGCGAAAATAAGAGGCGGGAGGTCGTTGCAGGATCCAGAAGACTTTCTTTTCCGGTTCATCAGTCGGTGTGAGTCCTGGACTGCTAAATGCGAAGGGTGGCTCCAATTAGCAATTGCCACTATCGCCGAAAGAGACGGTCGGTCTGATGAGTTTGTTGTGACGCCGGAATCGACAGCGAAACTCTTGGAGTACCTCAAGCACATCGCGAATCGGCAATAGCTGAACATCTTTGTGACCGGGCGATGCTTGGATCGGGGGAATGTGTGCTTACGCCGATTAGCGTTATCCTCGGTCCTTTCTCAATGAGGGATCATCATGCGAATTTTGATAGGGGCGCTGGCTGTTGCCCTTCTGGCTGGCTGCGTGTCTCCCAGCGATTTGAAAACCAACCCGCCGACGACAAGCGCGAACACCAAAAAGTCGCCGAAGGAATATGCCCTCTGCGTTTTTCCGAAATGGCAAGACGCTCGGTCTGAAGCGGTCATGTCGGAAACCTCCGATGGGTACCGAATTGTTATTGGCGCAATGCAGCTTACCGATGAGTTAGTAGAAGTAAGCAAGTCTGCCAGCGGCAGCCGAGTCAACTTCTATCAACGTGTTGCGTGGATGCCTGGGGTAGGGCGATCAGCCATCGAGGCGGCAGTGAAAGACTGCCTCTGAACAACAATTAGCCACCTTCGGGTGGCTTTTTATTTGAGAGACGATGATGTCCGTGACCGCAGCAAACTACAGCCCAATGACTACCATCCTTCTCTCCGGATCGTTAGCCAAGAAATTTGGTAGAGCGCATCGCAGGCAGATCGATTCCGGGCAGGTTTGGGAGGTATTCAAGGCCCTGAAAGCAACCCTTGCTGGGTTCGATCAAGAAATTAAAAGATTAGACCGCTTGGGAATGCGATTTGCGATATTCCGCAATCGGAAGAACGAAGCCCCTCAAAGTTTCGACTTGGGCGGAACCCGTGAGGTGAGGATTGTTCCTGTCGTCTCTGGCAGCAAGCGCGCGGGGATTCTCCAAACAATCATCGGTGCCGTTATTTTTGTGGCGTCCTTTTTTGTTCCAGGCATGCAGGGGTGGGGCCAGTCACTCGGCGCCTCACTGGTGCTTGGTGGCGTTATCCAAATGCTCAGCCCGCAGTCATCCGGCCTTAAGCAAAGCGCAGCACCAGAAAACCTCCCGTCCTATGCCTTCGGCTCAGCCAAGAACACTACAGCCAGCGGTAACCCGGTCCCGATCTGCATCGGGCGACGCCGATGGGGTGGCGCGATCATTTCTGCATCGATCTACGCCGAAGACAAAACCTGATTCTGAACTGGAATATCCGACCGCCGGCTGGCGGTTTTTTTATGCCTGGAGAAAAGCATGGGCGCAGTTGAACAAATCGACATCCGTGGCGCCAAGGGCGGCAGCAGCAGCCCCAAGACTCCCACCGAGGCTGCGGATAGCCTGCGCTCTACCAACGTCGCCAAGATCCTGATCGCTGTTGGTGAGGGTGAATTCGACGAGGTGCCCACTGCCCGCAACATCTATCTCGATAACACGCCCATCGAGGATGCGAGCGGTAACGTCAATTTTCCGAATGTGAAATGGGAGTGGCGCACCGGCGCTGTCGACCAGTCCTATATCCCGGGTATCCCATCGGTAGAGAATGAAACGACCGTGAATGTCGAACTGCGCAGCGATACCGCCTGGGTTCGCTCACTGACCAACACCCAGCTTTCCGCGGTGCGCCTGCGCTTTGCTTGGCCTGCGCTCCAGCAACAGGATGAGAACGGCAACGTCGGCGGCTATCGCATCGAGTATGCGGTAGATGTCGCGACTGACGGCGGCGCCTATCAGCAGGTGCTGGATGAGGCGGTGGACGGCAAGACCACCACTCGTTATGAGCGGTCGCGCCGCATCGATTTACCAGCAGCCACATCAGGCTGGCAGATCCGCATCCGCCGCATCACGCCAAACCAGAACACCAACAAGATAGCCGATACCATGTTGGTCGCCGGCTACACAGAGGTGATCGACGCGAAACTGCGCTACCCGAACACCGCGCTGCTCTATATCGAGTTCGACGCCGAGCAGTTCACCAACATTCCAGCTGTGACCACTGAATGCAATGCCAAGAAATGGCAGGTTCCGAGCAACTATGACCCTGTCGCGCGCAGCTATTCAGGCGTGTGGGATGGAACCTTCAAGTCGGCGTGGACCAACAATCCCGCATGGGCGACCTATGGCATCTGCGTTAATGACATGTTTGGCCTGGGCAAGCGCATCAAGCCGTTCATGGTCGACAAATGGGAGCTGTACCGCATTGCTCAATACTGCGACCAATTGGTGCCGGACGGTATCGGTGGCCAGGAACCGCGCTTCCTCTGTGACATGAACTTGCAGGGCAAGGCAGAGGCATGGACGCTGCTGCGTGACATCTCCGCCATCTATCGGGGCATGACCTACTGGGCCGAAGGCCAGATCGTGATGCAGGCCGACATGCCGCGCGCGCAGGACATCGACTACGTGTTCACCCGTGCGAACGTTATCGATGGCAAATTCTCCTACGGTAGCGCGTCGACGAAGACGCGCTACACCCGCGCAATCGTCAGCTATGACAACCCTGCGAATAATTACGATACCGACGTCACCGCGTTTGCAGATCCAGACCTGCAGCGCCGATTCGGTGACAAGCCGGTAGAGATCAGTGCGATCGGTTGCACCCGAGCCTCTGAGGCCCAACGCCGTGGCAAGTGGGCGGTGCTGAGCAACAACCAGGACCGGACCGTAACCTTCAAGACCGGCATGGAAGGCGCGATTCCGCTGCCGGGTTACATCATCCCGATTGCCGACTCACTGTTGGCTGGTCGTGAGATAGGCGGGCGCATTTCCGCCGCTGTCGGGCGTGTAGTGACGCTGGACCGGGACACCCAGGCCAAGGCTGGTGATCGACTGATCGTAAACCTGCCAAGCGGCAAGGCCGAGGGTAGAACTGTTCAGTCTGTGGCTGGGCGCGCAGTGACGGTGACCATCGCATTTAGCGAAACTCCGGCGCCGCAGCTCCAATGGGCGCTGGACGCCGATGACCTCGCCATCCCGCTGTATCGGGTGCTTAGCCGGAAGCGCACGACAGAGGGCGACTACGAGATTGCCGCGCTCCAGTACGAGCCCAGCAAATTTGCATACATCGACACCGGCGCAAAACTCGAATTCCGGCCGATCAGCGTTATCCCGATCACCGTCGTTCCAGCGCCTGCCAGCGTTACGCTGACTTCTAACTCGGCGATCGATCAGGGTATCGCTGTCACCACCATGACCATCACTTGGCCTGCCGTAAACGGCGCTGTCGGGTACGACGTCGAATGGCGGAAGGACAGCGGTAACTGGATCAAGGTCCAGCGCACCGGTAACACCAACGTTGATATCACCGGCATCTACTCGGGCGCGTATCTGGCTCGCGTGCGCGCGGTGAGCGCCTACGACATCTCGTCGATCTGGCGCTCGTCGATCTTGACCCAGTTGAACGGTAAGGAAGGTTTGCCGCCGGCGGTTACTTCGTTGACGACGGAAAGCCTGATCTTCGGTATCGGTCTGAAATGGACTTTTCCAGCCGGTGCGGAGGACACCCAGCGGACAGAACTCTGGTACAGCGAAGCGCCGCAGCTGGATAGCGCGACCAAGCTTGCCGATCTGGCCTACCCACAATCCGACTACACCATGCAGGGCCTGCGCGCGGGGCAGTCGTTCTTCTTCTGGGCGCGCCTCGTCGACCGCACCGGCAACGTCGGCCCGTGGTTCCCGCAAGCTCCAACTATCGTCAACGGCCAAGCCAGCGCCGATGCCGACGACATCCTTGATTACCTGACCGGGGAAATCACCAAAACTCAGCTCGGTCAGGAGTTGACTGAGGAGATTGGCAAGATCGGCGGCGACGGCCCGGGTTCGGTGAACGAACGTCTCGACCAGGTGCGAACCGACCTGAGCGGCCAAATCACCGACGTCAACAACACCGTGGCAGAAGTGCAGAGCGAGCTGCAGACGCAGATCGATCAGATCGCCGATCTGGCCGACTCGATGCCGTACAAGCCAGACGATACTTACACGACCGGGCAATCCACCCTCGGCGAAGACGGGTTTTTGTATCAGGCGACCCAGAACGTACCGAAAAACACGCCCCCGCCGAACGTCACCTATTGGCTGAACGTTGGTCAGGCGGTGCAGACAGCAAACGGCCTTGCCGCGCGCGTCACCACCGCTGAAACCAAGATCACCAGCATCGAGGGCGTGAACACCGCGCAGGCGAACCAGATCACCGGCCTGCAAACCTCGCTGGACGGCAAGGCGTCGTCGACCGCAGTTCAGAGCCTGACGACCCGTGTCACCACTGCCGAGAACACTCTCAGCAGCCAGGGTACGGCGATCACCGGCCTGAATAACAGCCTGACGACCACCAACCAGAACGTTACGGCAGCACAGAACGCAGCGAACGCGGCGAACACGCTGGCAGGCGGGAAGGGCAAGGTCATCGTTCAGTCGGCGGCGCCGGCGGCTGCCGATCAGCTGGCCCAGAACCTCTGGATCGACATCACCGGCAACGCGAACACCCCAAAACGCTGGACGGGGAGCGCGTGGGCGGCGGTTACAGACAAGGCGGCGACGGATGCTGCTGCGGCTGCTGCAAGCGCTCTGGCGCAGGTGGCGACCAAGGCTGAGGCTTCGACTGTTCAGGCCCTGAGCAACACCGTCACTCAGCAGGGAACGGACCTGACGGCGGCGGGGAATGCGATCACCAATATCACCGCGAATCTGTCGAGCGTGGGTGGCGAGAACCTGATCTTCAACTCGTCTTTTGATAGGGTCACCTCGCCAGCCACCACCGCTGATGGCTGGCTGATCAGTTCCACTGC